TGAGAGAATCGCAGAACTTGAGAAAATTATAAAGGAGAATAATGTCTAGATTTTCTAGGCATTACCCTTTTTCGCATTATATTCAGCTTTTTATATGGAAAACCATATAAGGAGGTAAATAAATATGGCAGAACTGGAAAGAATTATAAATATCGAATGTAAGGATGACGATGGTAAATTGGACGAGTTCGTAAACGATTTAATAGAGGAAATGTGCTTCTATTATAGATACGACAGAATCGAAGTTACGATATCAGAAGATATGGGATTGATGAATTTAAAGACTTCATATAAAGGATTTAAATTCGGAGAGAATATCTATGATTTGCGTGACTACGTAAATAATCTGAATGGATTTATAGAGAAGATCATGGACAAAATCGATACGGACTATTGCAATGCCATCATGAATAAATACAAGATTCGATAATTTTGGGGCTTCGGCCCCTCTTTTCTTTTCGCATTATATTCAGGTTCGTATATGAGAAACTATTTCATATAGGAGGTAATTATTATGAAAAAGGAAAGAAGTAAAATAACAAGTAAATTTGTAAAAGAAATAAAGGAAGCTGAAACAATTATTGTTGATGGTATGGGATATTATAACGCAGGTTATTATTGTAACGGTTGTAATGGAGCATGTCCTTATTGCGTAGTTGACGTGGAAGGTAAGCGTGCTTGTTACAAAGAAGAATTTGACAGATGCGAGATTAGGTAAAATCAACAATAGGAGGTTTTTACAGCCTCCTCTTTCTTTTCGCATTATATTCAGGTTCGTATATGAGAAACTAATTGTTTAGAAACAGAAAGGAGACTTATTATGATAACATTAAGTATTTTATTGATTATAGCATTAGCAATTATATTGGTAATCGCCGTGTTTGGCGGTTTCGGTATTATATTGTTCGGTGATATAATCATTGCAATGGCAGTACTTGGAATGTTGATTAAGGGATTAGTCGACAAAGCAAAAGACAAGAAGTAACTCAGGAGACCTTAGCAAGTCTATAAACTGCTAAACCTTTTCGCAATTTTTTCTGGTTTATATATGAACGGAATAATAAAACGAAGGAGGTAATTATTATGTTAAGTATGGTATTTTTATGTATGATTATTATTGGAGCAGTAGGTTTATTCGCAACCGGTAATAAGAAAGATTAAAGAAGTACCAAAGGGCTTGATAGATATTCAAGTCCTTCGTCTTTTTCGCATTATATTCAGATACGTATATGAGAAACACTATTTATATTAAAGGAGGGTTTATGTTATGGGTAAACTTTTAAAGATCATTGTAGGTGTTATTGTTACAGTATTTGTAATCAACATGGGTTGCGGCATTAAGCGATCTGTTGATGAGTATACTTATGATTTCGGTTATGGAACCGGAACTAGTCTACACTTCAGCAGCATCGGAATGCACGACGACGAAGCGTGTTTGATCATGAAGCTGAATTTTGACATTGACGACTATGCATTGGATTGCGGCAAAGTTTATATCCCAATGTTTGAGCATATTGGCTCTAACAATATAGGATATGTGTTAGAAAAGTAATTTTCAAGACCTTAGCAAGTCTATAAACTACTAAAGCTTTTTGTAAAATTATATTTATGGAGGTAAAAGAATATGTTTAAGACAACTAAAGGAATGAAAATCGCAGGGTATGTATTTATGGGATTGATTGGCGCATTAGGATCTATTTTGTGTCATGCAGCATCTGATGAGGAACTTAGTGCAGCTATTCATAAAAAGGTTAAAGAAAACCAGGCAAATAAGTAATTATATTTAAGGAGGTAGCATTATGGAAGATGCAAAAATTGTAACAGAGGCAATTGCTAAGGTTGGTCAGTTAGAGCTTGGCTTTAACTCTTTGGCGGATTTGACACTCAAGAATGCCACTAGAACAGCTAAGCTTTCAAGAAAACTATCAGGCCGTACGCTCGTAGTGGCTGTTGGTATGTGTGTAATTGCAGGATTCGGGGCTTTCGCTATTGACGAGCATGCTCGTAGACTTGAAAGACTTGAGGCATTAGCTGGTATATCTGGCAACAGTAATAAGGAGGAATCTAAATAATGGGCTTAGACATGAGAAAAGTAACAAAAATGTTCAACACAGCCAAGGCATTTGCTAACTTATATCAGGATGACATTATGATTGGTTTTGGTATTGCAGGTTATATTTCGGCAATATCCGATGCTTTCAAAGCAGGACCTAAGATTGAGAGGGCTCTTGATAGAGGAGATAAAGCTGCGTATGATGATGGTAGAGAATACACTACTCAGGAAAAGATCATGGACACATGGAAATACTGGACTCCAGTTGTTCTTAAAGGTACCGCTTCTACAGCATTAGTATTAAAAGGACATTCTATCACAGCAAAAAGAAATGCTGGTTTAGCATTAGCATGTTCAGCTGCACAGAATGCGCTTATCGACTACAAGGACACTGTTAAAGAAGTTCTTCCTGAAAAGAAGAAGAAAGATATTGATGAGAAATATCTTAAGAAGCGTATGTCCAGCATTGGAGCTGTATCTAGCGACAACCTGCATCACGAGCCTGGCGATGTTAAAATGTTTGACGAGGCAAGTGGTAGATTCTTCATGTCAACAGTAAATAAGGTTAATGCAGCTTGGATTAAACTGAAGGACCGTGTCCAGGATGAAATGTACGTATCTGTAAATGACTTTTATTCAGAACTGGATAATCCAGATTTGAAACCTTGTACATTAGGTGAGTCTAGAGGATGGTCTGTCGATAATTATATGGACGGCGACATGGAAGTTTACACATCAGGCGCAATTGTTGATGATTTAGGTCAACCTTGCATCTGTGTAGTATTTGATCATTTTGATATATAAAGGAGTTCGCAAGAATTTCCATTATATATATGAGCAGAAAGCTCGATATTCAAGAAAACGGAGGAATAGAATCATGGAAAATGAAATCATGGAGACAACAGAAACAACTGAAATTGTAGAGTCTGGAAAGAAGTCAGGCAAGACAACAGCGATTGTTATTGGACTTTCAGCAGTGGCAGGTGCAGCAGTATATAAGCTGGCTAGCTGGGGCTGGGGAAAGATTACAGAAGCAGTTCACAAGCAGGACGAAGCTAAGGCTCGCAAGGCACAGGCTGAATCTGAAGAGGAGCCAGATGAGGTTTCCGAGGAAGAGTAATCTTCTGTACAACTGAATATTGTGAAAGACGAGCGTTCGGAGTAATATCCGGCGCTCAAAGTCTTTTGCTTTTGTTATTATATTTAAGGAGGATAAGATGGCAAACGACAAGAACATCATTCCTGGAAATAGTTTGAAATCCAGAGAAGCTGCTGAGAAGCCAAAGACAACAAAGGTTATTAAGGGCAAGGCAGAATTGAAAAAGAAATCTGCTGGTAGACAGCTTCTTAATAGTTTCATTTCAGAAGATGCCGGGAATGTTAAAGATTATATTATAGGCGACGTTATTGTCCCAGCTGTAAAAGACGTTATTCAGGACATTGTTACTAATTCAATTAGTATGCTTTTATTTGGAGATACTAGAGGTGGAAACAAAAGAAACAATCCATCAGGCTCTTATGTATCTTACAACAACAGATATTTCGGAGGATCGAAGCCAAGAGCGGCTGCTTCATCATCTAACAATTTTAATATAGATGATATATTCTTTGAGACTCGAATGGATGCCGAAGAAGCACTCGATAATTTGGTTGAGATGATTGACCGTTATGGAAGTGTTACTGTTCTGGAATTATATGATTCAGTTGGATTACAGTGTCCGCCATATACATCTGATAAGTATGGATGGACAAGACTTGGTAATGCTGCTGTAAGAAGAACTAGAGATGGTTATATTCTAGAATTACCTAGACCAAAGTATCTTGATTAATTAGGAGGTGGTCCTCGTGAATGATAATTATACTATAGAATACATGAGAAAGAAAATATCAAAGGTATACCCTGGTATGAAATGGGTTAACAAATGTCAAGCGATGCACCCAGATCAAGTGTATGCAATATATCATAAATTCAAAGAAGAGGGCCGCTTCGACAAAAAGAAGAATAAACAAAAAGAAGAATATTATCAGTATAATATATTTGATTACATAAAATAGGAGGAATTATATTATGGATATCATGACAGTTTTAAAAACTGCTCAGAAAGCCACTAAATTCGGAGTTACAAAATATGCTTCAGAAATTCTTTTAGGGGCTGGTATTGGACTTGGACTCTGTGGAACAGTAGAGGCTTGCAAGTCAACATTAAAGCTTGAGGAGACTTTGACACCTCAGAAGAATAAAATTGAATATATTAAGGGTTGCAGAGATGGAGTTATTGAGACTCCTGAGAAGTACAAGAACTATACAATTGCAGACTTTAAGAAGGATTTGACAAAGGCTTATTTGGAGACAGGCTATAAGGTTTGTAGATTATATTCTAAGCCTATCATTCTTGGAACTATTTCTATTGGTTCATTGCTGGGTTCTCATAAGATCCTTAATAAGAGAAACGCTATGCTGCTTACAGCTTATGTAACTTTGGATGAGACATTCACAGGTTATCGTTCTAGAGTGGTTGATGAGTATGGTGAAGCTGTTGATACTCACCTATATTATAACACAGAGATTGACGAAGTAGAAGTTACTGAGGTTGATGAGAAGGGTAAGGAAAAGAAAGTTAAGAAGAAGGTTCAGTATGTAGACGAGAAGACAGCAAAGAAGAATCCTTATTCATTCTTATTTGACTGCGGTTCTGTATGCTGGAAGAATGACGCTGTTAGTAATCTTACATTCTTAAAGGCTCAGGAGAATTACGCCACACAGAAGCTGATTGCACACAAGAGACTGTTCTTATCAGAAGTATTGGATGCTCTTGGAATTGATGTTCAGGATGAAGAGACTCTCGAATTCGCGCACAACTACGGTTGGACATACGGCGAAGGAGATAACTTTGTAGACTTCGGATTACGTAAGTACGAGGATCTTGACATGCCTGTATATTCTCAGGATAATGCTTATTGGCTTGACTTCAACTGCGATGGTTACATGTTTAAGAGACTGAGTCATCCTGAAGATGAGATCACTTGCAAAGTCGATATGCGAGACATGTTCGACGGACAGCCAGTAGACTGCTAAGTGGAGGTTATTTGAAATGAATATTATTAAGTATATTTTAACATTTGGTGCTGGAGCCGCTTTAGGCTCTGGTGTCACTTATTATATTGTGTCTAAGAAGAAAGACAAAGAGTGCCAGGAAGACATTGATTCTATGAAGGCCGAGTATAGCAAAAGAATCGAAGCTGCTGAGAAGAAAACAGAAGAGATTCCATCAGAAGATGAGATGGCTGAAATGGAAGCACCAGATGATTCTGACATTCCTACTTTTCATCCAGATGTAGAGTTAGATGATTCGGAGATTCCGGAGAGTGCTATTAGAACTGGTGTAAACTATGCTTCTAAATATATGACAGCCTCTAAGGACGTTCCTGAGAATGTAGTTCGTAGAAACATTGTGCCTATCAGTATTGATGAGTATGATGAAGACGACGCATTTACAAAGCAGGAACTTATATTCTATGATGAAGATTCTATATTAGCCGATTCTTCAAGCGATGAAGTCCGCAGCTTAGATGATATCGGCGGTGTACCTATGTTAGATCATATCGGAGATGATGCTCAGGATATGTTATTCGTAAGAGACTTGGATACTGCTGTTGATTACTCTATTTCTATTATGCATACTTCCTACAACCGCATAATGGGATATATGGAGGAAGATGAGTAGAGAGTCTTACTTCGAATGGTTGATATCTTTTGTTGATGACGGGCAAAATATACGAACGCACAAAAAGTTATTGAGTGAGCTGTTTGATACTGAATTTTATTGGACAGTTCCACTCGATAAAAATCGTGCAAATGACGGACTTGGACTTCGAAGTCAATATGTAGATAGTTTGCCAAAGAGAATCCGTGAGCGTGAAATAAATGAACTTGATGGTGCTTGTTCTGTATTAGAAATGATGGTGGCATTGTCAAGTAGAATGGAACATACTATTATGTTTGACACTGCTTATGGAGATAGAACAGCGATATGGTTCTGGATGATGATAGAGAATTTACAACTTTTATCATTTGTAGACAATCGATATGACCATGTCGAAGTTGGGGGAAGACTTGTAAAATTTCTGCAGAGATCATATAGTTCAGATGGTCGTGGTGGTTTGTTCTGGATACCAGATACAAAACATGATATGCGTAAACCTGAAATATGGTATCAAATGAACTGGTGGGTCGATTACTTACTAGATCAATAATGATTAAAATATTTTGGAAGGAGAGTACATCAAATGTTGGACTTCTTTGTTATATCTCAGAAATCTACTAAACGTGGGTTCGTTGAGATATATCCTAAGTTCATTGTTCGTACCTCCAAAGATTTAATGATTCGAGGTGGTGATTTCTACGCCATATGGGACGAGTCAAACAAACAGTGGAGTACGGATGAAGAACGTGCGTTACAACTTATAGACGAAGCTCTGGACGACTATGTTAATGAACATGCAGGAACTATAACTGATAATATCAGTGTATTGCACATGTGGGATGCAGAAACTGGTATGATAGATAGATGGCATAAGTATTGCCAAAAACAGATGCGAGATAAATATCAAGCATTGGATGAGAATTTGGTGTTTTCGAATACTGAGCTGTCTAAAGAATTATATTCTTCTAAACGATTACCTTATGCGTTGGAAGATGGTGATATAAGTGCTTGGAACGAGTTGCTCGATGTATTATATTCCAAAGAAGAGAAGAAGAAACTTGAGTGGAGTATAGGCTCTGTTGTTTCTGGTGAAAGTAAGAATCTTCAAAAGTTTGTAGTATTATATGGTAGTGCCGGAACAGGTAAATCTACTGTATTAAATATTATGCAGAAGCTGTTTCAGGGTTACTATTCTGTATTTGATGCTAAGTCATTGGGAAGTGCTAATAATGCTTTCGCGTTAGAGGCTTTCAAGACAAACCCATTGGTAGCAATCCAACATGATGGTGACTTGAGTAAAATTGAAGATAATACTAGACTGAATAGTTTGGTATCTCACGAGTTAATGACAGTAAATGAGAAATTCAGACCCACGTATACAAATCGATTTAATTCATTCTTATTCATGGGTACTAATAAACCAGTAAAGATTACAGATGCTAAGTCTGGTATCTTGAGACGTCTTATAGATGTTTCTCCAACTGGAAATAAAGTACCAGCTAGAAAGTATAAAGAATTGATGAAGAAGATTGATTTCGAACTGGGTGCTATAGCGAAGCACTGCATGGATGTATATGTTAATGACCCAGGTGCGTATGATGCTTACGTGCCAACAAACATGATGGATGAATCCAATGATTTCTATAACTTTATCATTGATAACTATGATATATTTAGACGTCAGGATTCAGTAACATTAAAGCAAGCTTGGGAATTATATCAGGAATGGTGTACGGATTCGAATATACCATACCCATATACAAAACGTGTGTTCAAGAGTGAACTTAAAAACTATTTTGAGAACTTTGATGAAAGGAGGAAGGACGGTCTTAGAAATGTATATTCTGGATTTACGTACGATAAGTTTACGTATAAGGCAAAAAACAAAGACGATGAAGCAGAACCTATTAAGCCGTGGCTTGCGTTTGCTGAGATACCATCGGCGTTTGATGCTGCTTGTGCGGATTTGCCTGCGCAATATGCGACTGCGAATGAAATACCAGAAGGAAAATGGGCTGATGTAACTACGACATTAAAAGATATAGACACATCAAAGTTACATTATGTAAAAGTCCCATTGAATCATATCGTAATTGATTTCGATATTCCAGACGAAAATGGAAATAAATCTTTCGAAAAGAATTTTGAAGCTGCTTGCCAGTGGCCGGAAACATATGCAGAACTTAGTAAATCGGGTTCCGGTATACATTTACATTATATTTATAATGGAGATCCTTTACTATTATCGAGAGTATATGGTGATCATATAGAAATAAAAGTCTATAATGGTAAATCATCCTTGCGAAGGAAGCTTACGAAATGTAATAATCTTCCAATAGCTAGTATTTCATCAGGGTTACCTCTAAAAGAAGAAAAACCAAAAAAGAGGATTGATAAGATGATAAATATGGATGATGCTGCTTGGCAGAAGAAGATACTTATACCAAGTATTGATAAGTGCCTAAAGAAAGAACATCACCATGCTACAAAACCAGAAGTAGATTTCATAAAGAAAATTTTGGACGATGCTTATGATTCAGGAAGGTTTTATGATGTTACACCATTAAGACCAGCTATATTAACATTTGCAGCTAGGAGCTCTCATCAGAGTGACTACTGTATAAAACTTGTTAATTCTATGAAGTTTAAGTCCGAAAGTATTAGTGAAGTATCGGATGCTGTATACGGAGAAAAGCCTATAGCGTTTTACGACGTTGAGGTTTTCCCGAATCTATTCCTTATAAACTGGAAACTGGCTGGTGATAACCCGGTTGTTAGGATGATAAATCCAACTCCAGCAGACGTAGAGGCACTCATACAGAATTATAGGCTTATCGGATACAACTGTAGACGATATGATAATCATATTCTATGGGCTAGAATGATGGGTTATACAAATGAACAATTGTATAATTTGTCACAGCGTATAGTAAATGGTAGTAAGAACGCCATGTTTGGCGAAGCTTATAATTTATCATATACTGACGTTTACGATTTCTGTTCAACAAAGCAATCTTTGAAGAAATGGGAAATCGAATTGGGTATAACACACCACGAGCTGGGTCTTCCATGGGATCAACCAGTTGCTGAAGAGTTATGGCCAAAAGTTGCGGAATATTGTGACGATGACGTTATTGCTACAGAAGCTGTATTCAATGCTAGAAAGGCTGACTTTATAGCTAGAGAAATATTGGCAGATGTGGCTGGTATGACTGTGAATTCGTCAACTAACTCATTAACTACTAGAATTATATTCGGTAAGGATTTACAGCCTCAATCGGAATTTAATTATAGATTCATGGGCGAGGATGTTCCGGATGACGAATTATATACTATAAAGTATGAGAAAGATAAACTAGTTCGTTCTGATAAAGTATCAAACAGTGATTATATTCTTTTCAGAAAGAGCGACAACAAGCCAGTGTTCAGAGGTTATACTTTTGATCATGGTAGGTCATTATATCGTGGATTCGAAGTAGGCGAGGGCGGATTCGTATGGGCTGAACCAGGTATGTACGGACGTGCTATAACATTTGACGTTGCATCAATGCATCCGTCTAGTGTAATTGCCGAAGAGTTATTTGGATCTAAGTACACAAAGAGATTCAAAGAGATATTAGATACTCGTATAGCTATTAAGCATAAAGATTTCGATAAGGCTAAGAAATTGCTCGGTGGTGTATTGTCGAAATACCTTGATAATCCTGATGACGCAAAAGCATTGGCTCAGGCTTTGAAGATTGCTATTAATTCAGTATATGGATTAACATCAGCTAAGTTTGAGAATCCTTTCAGGGATCCAAGAAATATCGATAATATCGTTGCAAAGCGTGGTGCTTTATTCATGATTAATCTTAAAGAAGCTGTAGAAGCTGCTGGCGGAAAGGTTATACATATCAAGACTGACTCTATAAAGATATTAGACCCAACTGAAGAGATTGCAAATCTTGTATATTCTATGGGTAAAGAATATGGGTATAATTTCGAAATAGAGCATATATTTGAAAAGATCTGCCTTGTTAATAATGCAGTATATGTTGCTAAATTGGCAGAGGACGATCCAGAAGATCCTGGACAATGGACAGCTACTGGAACACAATTCGCAGTTCCATATGTATTCAAGACATTATTTACGCACGAACCAATTATATTTGAGGATATGTGTGAGACAAAGTCTGTACAAACTGACATATACCTAGATAATACATTCGGTCACGAGGAGATGCTCGCTGACATAGAAGTACTTAAGAAACAGCGTGATAAGAAGAAGGCTGGAGAATATGTATTATCGGAATTAGAGCGTGACGAGTTAGATAACAAGATATCAGAACTTGAGAGTGTCGCTCATACCTATACATTCGTAGGTAAGGTTGGACAGTTTACACCAGTATCTGATGATAAACTCGGATGCGATCTTGTTAGATCATGTACGGACGCTAAAGGTCGTAAAAAGTATGCTGCAGTTACAGGTTCCAAGGGTTATAAATGGTTGGAATCAGCAAACGTTAAAGCATTAGGACTCGAAGATAAAATTGATAGAAGCTACTACACTAAGTTGGTAGATGATGCGGTTAAAGCTATGAGTGAATATGGTAACGTAGACTGGTTCTTAGACTAAAAAAATTATATTAAGAAGGAGAATAGACAATGAAAGAACGTATGGACGATTTAGTTATTGAAAACGCTAGACTTATATTTAAGAATTTTGCTGGTAAGGGTGACAGATACAATCCGGAAGGTAGTAGAAACTTCTGTGTTGTAATCGATGATCCTGAATTGGCAGAGCAGCTTAATGCTGATGGTTGGAACATTAAGTGGACTAAACCTCGTGATGAAGATGATGAGCCTATGGCATATCTTCCAGTAAAGGTGCAGTTTGGTCAGTTCCCTCCAACAGTATACCTCATTAGTGGACACACAAAGACTCTTCTTGATGAGGACAGTATTAATACTTTGGATTATGCGGACATTAAGAATGCAGACCTCATCATTAATCCATATCAGTGGACTATGAATGGTGCAGTTGGTGTTAAGGCATATTTGAAGACTGCTTACATCACAATCGAAGAGGATAGATTTGCTCATAAGTATGACTTCAGTGAAGATGAAGTTCCATTCAACTAATTATTCTTAATTAGGACTTAGGGCTCATTATATTTGATGGGCCCTACTAGTTCTTAAAGTAATAGGGGAAGTTAAAAATTGAATATGGACAGAAACTTACGAGTACAAAATGTGAGGATATTGCATTTTATAACTTGAGGATATATTATATATCCGGAAAGGATGAAAATGAAAAAACGACTAACCCAATCACTAGTGCTTATTGTGGCATTAGCAGGACTAATCACTCAGGTATCTATAACAAAAAATGTACAAAGAAAGGAACTAATAGAAAAAACAAAGAATTTACCATATTCTTATGAAGATATCATGGTACCACGAAATATCAAAGAAATGTTAACAGTGACGGAACAAGATGTACAAATCGTTGCGGCACAAATGGAACCAGAGATACCTAATCCAGAACTACTAGATACTTATATTTCTAGAGGATGGTCAGAAGAACATTTCTGGACAGATGTAGATATGATAGCAAAAATGACTATGGCTGAGGCAGAAGGAGAATCTGATCTTGGCAAACGTTATGTCATTGATGTTATTTTAAATCGTGTGGATAGCCACAAGTGGCCTAATGATATCTGCAGCGTATTGTATGAATGCGGGCAATTTACAAGTATGGATAATGGCCGTTATGACAATGCATATGTCGACGACCATATTAAGAATTTAGTTGTTGAGGAATTATATTCTAGAACAAACTATGAGGTAATGTATTTCAAAACGGATGGTTACTTCTTATCCCATTTGGATGTGGAACAAATCGGTAATCATTTCTTTTCGAAATAACAAGGAAGGAGTGACTCTGCATGGAAAAACTTATATTTAGTTGTGAGTTTCCAGCAGATTCCTCTGAAGCTGAGAGACTTACAGATTGGTTAATCACAAATCGTGTTAGAAGAGTAGTTACATCATCTAGTTTCAAGAAGGGTGTTATATTCACATCATACTTTATAGAATGCACAAATAAAATGCAACTTAAAAGATTATTAGACCTTTTCGCATAATTTACAGTCCAGATTATAGGAAACAATAATTAATATTATTGGAGGGCGACATTATGGAAAAGGAAGAAACCAGATGGGAACAAATTACTACAGTTGATAATAACGGTTTAGTGATTTGTATCGAGTGGGTTCCTGTAAAGGTCCCGGTAGAGAAAAATTAAATATTGTTAAAGACCTTAGCAAGTCTATAAACTGCTAAATTCTTTTCGTATTATATTCAACCATGTATATAGGAGGTGAAGTAATATGGTAAAGGCAAGAGAAAATCTAAAAGCAAAAATTAGAGCGATGTATAACGCAGGATATAGTACTGGCGAAATAGCCAAGGAATTAAATATTGCAGAATACAAAGTTGTAAGGATGCTTGGGATATCATATTAATAACTAGCTGGGCGGTTATTACAACCGTCTAGTTTTTTCTTGGAGGTGGTTTACAAATATGGCCTTCGAATTATATCCGCATCAAGAAGCGGCGTTGAGAAAAATGAAAAACGGTTGCATTCTTAATGGCGGAGTTGGTAGTGGTAAGTCAATAACCGCAATAGCTTATTATTTTTTCAAGAACGGTGGAATCTATGAACATCATCACATGATGCCAATGGTTAAAAAGCAGTTTCTTGTAATCATAACGACTGCTAGAAAAAGAGATACCTTCGAATGGAATAAGGAGTTGTCACTTTTCGATCTATATGTCGAGAACGGAGACGCTGTTATAGATTCGTGGAATAACATAAAGAAGTATTCTGATATGAAAGATGCATTCTTTATATTTGACGAGCAACGAGCTTCTGGATCAGGAGCTTGGGTAAAGGCATTCCTAAAGATCGCGAAATCTAATGAGTGGATACTGTTGTCAGCGACTCCTGGTGATTCATGGGTTGAATACGCTCCAGTTTTTGTGGCGAATGGTTTCTATAAAAACATAACCGAGTTTAAAAGAGAGCATGTTGTTATGAGTCATTACGGAGGATATCCAAAAATTGACAGGTATATAAATACTGTTCGATTGAATAAACTCAGGAGATCTATATTGGTTGATATGGATTTCAAGCGTAAGACTAATAGAGTGCACATAAACGTTTGGGTTCCTTGGGATAATGTAGCTTATAAAAGAGCTATAAAAACCAGGTTTAATGAGGAAACCGGTGAACCATTTAAGAACGCATCTGCATTATGTTATTATTTAAGAATGATTCTAAATAGTAATCCAGATCGCTTAGTCTTTACGTACGATATTCTTAAAGAAAAGAAGAAGGCTATTATATTCTACAATTTTGACTACGAGCTGTATATGCTTGAACAAATGCTAGATGAGTACTCTATACCATATGGAGAATGGAATGGACATCAACACAATCCGATTCCAGATACTGACACATGGGCGTATTTAGTTCAGTACAATGCTGGCTCAGAAGGCTGGAATTGTACAAGATGCGATACAGTTATATTCTACAGTCAAAATTATTCATACAAGATGACAGAACAAGCTTGCGGTAGAATAGACAGACTTAACACACCGTATAATAATTTATATTATTATCATTTGAAGTCTAAGGCCGGAATAGACTTGGCAATAGCTAAAGCATTGAAAGATAAAAAGAATTTTAATGAGTCAGCTTGGACTTCGCAATAATTTCAACCTCTTATATGAGAGGAAAATAAAAAATTATTTGAACTTTTAAAGGTCTAGGGACTAGCTTATATTAGCAGTTTCTGGGCTTTTTGTTTTTACGGCTTTAATAGTGATTTATTTGACTAGTAGAATAAAAGACTCTTACTCCCCCATTTTAAATAATTTATCGAATCCAATAATCAAATAAATATTTTCACATCGCTATCAAATAAGTCACTATTAAAGCCGTAAAAACATTATATCTTTGGTATTAATAAGGGGTAGCTTAGTTTATTCAAATTTCCTTTCTGTATTTTTATATTTAGTTTGACGTGTACTTGGTTTATTATTTGTGTTTTACCTCTTTTTGTGATAGTTATTATTTTTGCATATGTCGGCTACCCTTTATTAATACCAAAGATATATTTAATTATATTTTTTTTATCACATATAACGATTGGTAAGTTTTTAGGAGGAATGAATTATGTACAAACTATTCAAAAAATTTATGGAGAAGCTTTTTAGTTATGTGGAAACTGAAAAGAAAGAAGACACAGTACCAGAGGTAAATGAGCCTGAAAAGGAAGAGGATACAGTATCAGAAGCAGACGTGAATGCATGTGATGTTCATTATCTGTTCTTCGCTAGCTTTGATGAGATGGAAGATATTGAAGAGAAGATCGATAACGTAGTTAATGATCCTTCAGGCATGGTCCCTAATGCGCATGTTACATTGGCTCTCGACGAGGTAGATAATATACCTTACGAACCTGACTTGTATGACATTGTGTATGTGTCAGATAAGTTTACAGATCGAGAAGCTATATTCGCTCTCTTCACCAATGCTCAGAAGAAGTACAAGTCTTTAAATGGCATCTTGAATCGTTTGAAGGCCGAACCAAAGCATGAGGGTAAGAAGTATAAGAAATACACAGTTTAAGAGGTACATGTCATGATATACATTATAGCTATTATAGCATTGATTATTGGTATTATATTTGGAATCTTTATCGGTGTCAGGATGAAAGTATCCGAAGTACCTAATGTTGGTACCTTATGCGTCGATATGGATTCTGCTGGTTTTTTCTGGGTTGAATTTTCAGATAGATCGACTTTTGAATCTATGAAAAATAAATACCTTAATAAGCAGGTTCGTATGAAGGTGAAACCTGTGCATTATGAAAAGACGCAATAATTTCCGTTTCTTATATGGGTAATTGGTGCCCGTTTAACATTAAGGAGGTATAGAAATGGCAAAGGAAATTTCAGAAATGACATTAGACGAATTGTTAGACTACAATCTGTCAAAAGAACTTAAAGATTTTGACGGTAAGAACAAGGAGCAAACTCAGGCAGTTGAGATGCTTCTAAAGCAGTCAACGGACAGAGACCGACTGGAATTTGAAATTACTAAGCATGAGGACGACTTAAGTGAACGTAAAGCTCAGAGAAAATTCGAATCGAAGGAGAATGAGCTTCAGCGTGAGCATGAGAAATACTTAGCGAAGCAAGATCAGAAGAAAGAAGGTATTAAGACCGCTGGCGTTGTATTAGGAGGATTGATATCTGCAGGGGCAGCTATTGGACTTGCCAACAGCGTCATGAAGTTCGAAGAAGACGGTGGTTGTATAACAACTAAGTCTTGGGGATTTCTAAATAGACTTAAGTAAAGTATCTATTATATTAAACAAAACCAAGCTATGGGATTCAGGTCCTATAGCTTTTTTTAGAAGGAGAAACAACAATGAGTGAAAACGAAAACGTTAAGAATACAGAAGAAACAACTGATGATAAGAAGACATTCGGAGAGATTTTGGACACACTGAATCAGGACCAGCGAATGGCATTATATTCTATGCTTGGCGCTCTGGCTTCTAACAAAGATGCATTAGCAACTTTTGATGAATATCAGATTGCTTTTCTTGGACAGATTATTCAGATCGAGATCGCAAAGCTGCACGTTGCAAAAGTTTCAAGCGATACAGAAACTGACAAGAATGCAGAATAGTTCGCAAGGTTTTCAACCATCTATATGGAATATTAATAAACATATAAATGGAGGAAAACATTATGGGAACAAGTATTATTAGTATTGTTATAGGTGCAATTATGATTGGATTTTGCATTCTTGAATTTTACGCGCTAAGTAAAATGGATCTTAGCAAGTGTTATTCAGGAGCTGTAAGAGCCGCATATGGTATACTTACAACAATAGGTATATTTGGAACTGTACTTGTACAATCCGGTATTTATGGATTGTTGTATTAGTATCAAGACCTTAGCAAGTCTTTAAACTGCTAAAACTTTTTCGCAATATTTACAGTTTCATATATGGAAAAATCAGCATTTTGCAATGATGGTAAATTCATTACTACAAGACCTTAGCAAGTCTTTAAACTGCTAAAACTTTTTTAGGTAATTATATTATAAGGGAGGTAACTTAATATGATTAAAATCAACGGAAAGACATTGTCAACATTAACTTGCATTGGTGGTGCTGTATCGCTTGGAGGATTGATCACATACTTATGTGTGGATTCCGCTAAGAAAAGCAAGGCTGCTAAAGAGGAAAGAGAAAAGAAGTATCAGTATGAAAGAAAGGGTATCCTGGCGACGCTGGATGCTAATCCTATTCCAGAAGATATCGATATCTCCAACGCTACATTTGCTAATAAGGCATTTACAGGCGAGGAAAAGGCAGCAGCTAGAAAGGTTATCAAATATTATATTGATATCGCTGAGTGCGCAGAGAAGTCTATCAGGAATTCAAAGGACACAATTGAAATCCAGAATAGATTACTCGACAAGTACCTTGACAATGTAAACCAGGCTAAAAACATTATATCTGATTTCACAAATCCTAATTTCTCAGCTGACATCATTAAGAGTGTGCTCGTGTACCAGTCATCTGTTCTTGCAGACATTGCAAAGGCAGCGGAGGAAGCACAAGCCCGTAAGGACGAGATGGATCGTCTTGATAGAGAGTATCAGATGGAGAAGTTAAGACTTGATAGAGAGGCAGCAGCTGAACAGCAGAAGCTCGAAGCATTAGCAGTTGCAGCTAAGGCAATGAGCTCCAACGTAAATGTACAGGTTGGAGATGCTAATGTAACTAAGGAGGAATCTTAATGAAGAACAAATTAACTTTACAAGATTTCTGTGTTCAGGTGCTTGGCATGTCTGTTCGTAGTTTCTCTCATATGAATAAGAGACAGAAGGTGGAGGCCATAAAGCAATACAACAATTATATTAATAAAAAGAACTAGGAGGAATTGCTGATTTATGGCATATATTAATCTTTCGGCAGTTAGAGCTTCCGACTATAAGCACGGACCCGCTATTAAAACTAATGGCAAAACTAGCGAAGAATGCTATGCTGAATATATGGAAGCAAGGAAGAATAACACATTAGACACTCTCGATGTCGAGGTTCGAGAAATGGCTAAAGCTTATGCTAGAAAGCATGGCAAAGTTATTCTAAAATAATGAGATTGGTCTGACAATTGTCAGGCCTTCTCGTTTTTACCACATATAACGATTGGTAAGTTTTTATATAGGAGGTGTTTTATGTCTTATATAGTATACAAAGTAAATGATGACGGTGAAGCGTCAGATCCGCTAGGTGTGGTTGATGATAGAGACATAGCATTTCAAATCTATTGGCGGATGTTTAATGAAGGAACTGTACTACTAATACCTAATGAATAGAAAGGCTGAAAATAATGGGCTATTTTATTGTATTACTTATTATATTTGGGGTGTTGCTTATTGCTGGAATAAAGACCAGACTAGAGCTGCTAAGGCAAATAAAAATAATAAATAAAAAAATTGATAATAATAGAATTAAATATTGTAAACTGTTAAACGAGGTCCATGAGCTGGATACAAAGATTTCAATCATGGAGCTTGGGGATGATATCAATTTTATGACAGATATTATGGAGGACGAAAATGATAACAACTAAAATTATATTTTTACTTTTTGGTGCTGCTCTTGTATTCGTAATTGGTTATTGGTTTGGAGCAAAGCGAGCATATAAAAAATGTACGGACATTATAAACCAAATGACTGAAGACATTAAGCTTACAGTTGGTGGTGAAGAGGCGCTGCGATCTTTTGTTGATGAGCATGAAATAACCAATGACTCCAAGCCAGAAGCTGATATAATCGATATACACGAGTGGAGAAGGAGACGATATGGAATTAATGGTAAAGATGAGAGATAGATGCCTGTCGAGTGTCAAGGACTGGGCTCATAATCACGCCATAGATAAGGAATCCATAATAACTGGTGAGGTTGAAGATGATGAGTATATTTCATTAAAGGAACTAAACTCATTTCTTGCTAGGATGGGTGGTGATTTAAATGAACGCTGAGGCATGGGTTGATGGTAGTTTCAATGCTAAGTCAGGCACTTATGGTTCTGGCATTATATTAGTAATGGATGACGGTCATACAGTAGAGCAAATTGAATCTGGTGATAGTGAGATGTACAAATCCAGTCGTAATGTTACTGGAGAAGTATTTGCTGCTTTATCGGCAGTTGATATCGCTAGACGATACAAAGTAAAACACTTGACAATCCATTACGATTATGCTGGAATAGAAAAGTGGGCCACAGGCGAATGGAAAGCAAATAACGAGCTTACACAAATGTATAGTGGTATAATGCATCAATTATATTCCGTTAAATATGTCGACTTTGACAAGGTTAAGGCTCACTCTGGAATATTGATGAATGAATGGGCTGACGAATTAGCCAAAATGGCATGCGGATTGAAGGAGAAAAATCATGATGAACAACAAAATAAATCAAAAATTTAATTGTAATAAATGTACACACTCTGGTGTATGCATGTATAAAGATAATGTTCCTATTGTGGATGTGAATATTGGTAATGCAGATGATATTCCGGAGAAGTCTCCATTTATTATTACTATGAACTGTGACCAATTTATTCCACGCGGAGTAGATTTCAATATTAGATAGGGAGGATTGATAAGATGATAAAACTGGGTAATATAAATATAGATGATATGAATAGAATACAACTTGTAGCCATACGCGTTAATAGCGAAGACGATGGTATATTTACGTTCAGTTTGAAATATCGTGTTGCTTACAAAGATGGTAAGATAGAAGAAATCGAATTCCCGAGAGTTACAAATCCTTTTTATACGCATTACATTGCAATTCATCAGGAGCCATGGGATGATAAACACATCGAAACTCTGTCTCAATGCACATTAAAAATGGCTGATGATAAGGAAAAAGGCATCAAATATTGTATAGCACAGAAGATCATAAAAGAGGCTGATCCTGTAGAAATGACTATGGATGAGATTGAGGCCGCTCTTGGTAAGCGTGTTAAAATAGTTAATAAAGGAGACAAGAAATGAATAAAACATATAAAGACTTATCTAAAGAAACTATTGAGATGCTAGAACAGAACCACTACAATGTGACATACTGCTCGATAAACAATACAGAGCACTATGCTCATTGTGTCCTTACATACTACGATGATCCAACAGTGCAGATCGATATTATGTTAAAAGGTGTTGGTGACTCTGCAATCATGGCGTCTAGCGACGGTAGACCATTCGTATTCACTACTGAGGAAATAGAAGCAGTAATACGAGTAGTTAAAGAATTGTCAGGTGATATGTAATGGTATTAAAGCTGACTGGTAAAAAGAAAAGAATATTAAAGAGAATAGAACTGTTAAGAGCTGGTAAGATTGATAGCTTAACAGAATCTGATAGATTATATTTTAAAAAGAATTTCACAGATGCTGAGAAAATTGCAGTATACTCTAAAATATTCACCGTGGTTCCGGAAGAAGAAATAACAGACTGTACGGACGGAATTGTATTTTATGAGGAGGATAAGTGATGGATAGTAGTAATCTTAAAGAGGTATATTTCGATGAATATTGCCCGAAGTGTAAGAACAAAGATCTAAAAGAAAATCAGGATCCTTGTCATGACTGTCTTCAGAATCCAGGTAATATTGATAGTCATAAGCCAGTGCATTATCAGGAAAAGGTGTAGCCTATGAGTGTGGATGTCTGTAAGAACGGAAAACCAGATGGTAAACATTATATTTGTACATTGTCAGGAAATGAATGTCCATTCTGGTTTAAAGAAAATTTAATAGATAAAGAAACAGGTGCATATAAAGGTATAAATATATGCATCGATTTCAAACCTTATTCAAATCACGCATAATTTTCACTTCTTTCTATAGAAAGGATGGTGAATAACATGGAAAGTAAGGATTTAGTTATTACAGGACTTGATTGGCAAACAATTTATGACGTATCAACAATGCTGGTACAATGTGACCAAGTAGCGTGGGAAGCGGTGAAAGGTCTGGATGTATCGGATGAAACGAAGCATGAATTGGAAAAGAAAATCAATGGCATTTTAACTTTTAACAAACAGTTAATAAACTATCTTAAGGAAAACAAACCGAGTGAGGAGTCTTAACAGGCTCCAAACTCTTTTCCCTGGCTGTGGTGTAATGGTAACAGGCTACTTGGGCGCCCATGTTGGATTATTAGGTATACATAATAATCTAACACTTGAGAGTAGAAATTCAGGTTCGATTCCTGGCGGCCAGACTATTCGCATTATTTTCTAGTGCTAATATGAAAAATTATTTAAAAACGGAGGGATTAAGTATGAACAAGAAAGAAAAGAGTATTACTGTTAGAAGAGAAAAAGATGGAACAATAAAAACAGAATTCGTTAATTGTACAGTATACGATGACGAGATGATGGATCTTTTACTCGAAGCAGCTAAGATGTATCTTGTTGTGGAACGTGAGAACTCGAAAAAGAAGAAATAATTTTAAAGACCTTAGCAAGTCTATAAACTGCTAAAACTTTTTATAAAGGAGGAAAATTGAATATGGAAAACATTATTAAATTTTGTGAATCATGGAATATCCCATTTGAGGACAATGGCAGAAAGGTGTACGGTGAAAGGACTATTACAGTAAATGAAAAGTTAATCATAACAAAATGTAATTTCACTTGCCGATATGGTGTTAAATTAAAAGGGGAATATGATGATTTGAACAAATATGGACAAATCTATGGTGTTATAAGATTAATAAAAGATTATAATTCAGAATACTTTGATGCTTATAAAAACAGGAGATGTTATATACCATATTATACTGGATATTATGAGGATTTAGGTGCTCATCAATGCCAAACTTGTATTGATATGCGTAAAGAACGGATTGAAAAGGGCATATCTGAATGTGGTTCATATAGTTTGTTTGATGAGAATGGATTATATTCAGGTTGGTATTGTGACTATGAATATGAAGAACCAGATAAGGACACATTTAAAAAATGCTATGAAGATAGTTGTATTGGATGGGACTCTTCAGACGGATTTGAAATGAAATTAACTACTGACGATAGTCACGGTGTGGTAGCATGTTTATATTATCCAGAAACAAAAGTCATAAAAAGTAGATACAACAGTTGGAAAGACATCGCTGAAATGTATTACGATAATGAAATAACTGAGCATGAAAAACAAATTGAAGAACTTAAGAAAGGGTTATCTGAATTACTTAAGGAGGAGTAATATGAAAGATAAACTGGTTAACATCCGATTCACAGAAGCTGAAAGAAAGATGCTAACAGAACTGACAACTGAATATGGAATCACGAAGACCGAGGCAATACGTCTTGGTCTTCAATTATATTTCGATAATTACGCAAATTGTAAAGTTAAGAAAACAGGAAAGAAGGTATGGAAAGAATGATGAGTTATATTTTATGTGGATTAGCTATTTATGGCTTTATTGGATTGTTTATAGTTATACTCGGCTGTTTATCTGGAGAAATGCAAAAAATAGCACATGAGACATGTAACGGATATGTGTCAGAAACGAGTTTTATGATAGCGATGGCTCTTGTAGCTATTGTAATATGGCCAACTATGTTATCATCAGGTAAGAAATCAGGGATTAGATATTCTGATGAAGAATTAAAAGAGATTGAAGACGCAATATCTGATTCGAAGGAGGAAGAGAAGCAATAATGCTAAATGAAAGAAATGAGAAAACTAAAAGAGTTATTCATCTCATGGTTACTACATTATGTAAACGAAATTGTGAGTATTGTTGTAACAAGCAGTATGACTTAAATTCAATTCCATATGTAACCGATGAGGAACTCAAAGAAGCCGCGGTTCTATGCATTACTGGTGGAGAACCTTTTGCATTTACAGATCCAACGGAAATAGCAGGGTATTATAAAAAGAAATATCCAAATATTAAAACTGTATATGCGTATAGTAATGCGGCAGAATTATATTCATTCATAGCTAGGAGTCCACATGCATACTATAGTGAGATCGACGGGTACACTATTTCGATAAAAAATATTACTGATCTTTTAAGAGTATATGCTCTTCAAGATGACGCTGGATCTGTATTTAAGGGCAAGAGTAATATTGTATACTATTTCGACGAGGATCTTAATCCTGGTGATTTGGATGATTTTAAGATTATTAAAAGAGACTGGCAGGAAGAATTCAAGCCAGCTGACGACAGTATATTTAGAAGAGTGTAATGGAGGAAAACACAAATGATATATCGTGAAGGAGATTATGATGAATATTTTAAAAAATATGATGTAAAGCCAGAAATATTATCTGATGGCGACAAGTTTAACGCGTTCTTCGGAGTAGATTATGCGGTGCTGACAGATGAACACATAAAAGCATTGCAGGAAGGTAAAGTATTATATTTAGACATTAACTGTGGAGAATACTGTTGTTTGATAAAGAAAGAGGAGGTAAACACAAATGAATAAAGATTATATTACTGATGACATTATTAAGGATATTGCACGCAGCTTAGCGACCGATACACCACTTACTGATTATCAAAAAGAATGCATTGTGTATGCACTATATAAGGTGCGAGATGTTAGACAGGTTCCTTATTATGAAGTTGTATATCATGACGAGTACGATAGAACTGAACACAGAATTATGGAACCAGTATCTGTGACACTTAGAGATGGTGGTCGTGTTAAAATTCGTGAAGATCATTTCGAGTTGAATTTTAATAGAATGTTGCCTTAAAGGAGGGGAATGATGCAGAATCCTAATAAATATTTAGTAGAGCAGCTGAAGAAAGATCCAGATGCTGAGATATTAAAACTGTTAGAAGAAGAAAAACTGTTAGAAGAAGACGTAGTAAATCATCCATCACATTATGAATCCGGCAAATTCGAATGTATAGATGTTATGGAGGAAGCTCTTGGCGTTGATAATGTTAAGGGCTTTTGTTTATGTAACGCATTTAAGTATATTTATCGTCATCGCAGGAAGAATGGCGATGAAGATATTAAGAAAGCTCAATGGTATATAAATAAGTATTTGGAGCTAGCGGAAGGAACAGAAGAATGATCGGGGAAACTTATATATTAAACATTAACGCCGGCTATAATCATAGGCAGAAGAAGTATATTTATGGCGGGAGGATAACAGAGGAAAGCGGGAAACTGGTATATAGTTTTACAGGTAAGGATGATGACTGGAGATACAGTTATGAGCAGACATTAAGCGGTGAGATATTCTCTATAATCGCTGCATTATATATTACTCGAAGACTTGGTAAATGTGAAAAGCTGCAATTGGTAGGCACTCCATTCTACATCATGAACTTTTTCAAAGACCCGACTTCTCTGTCTAGGACCGGTATCCCTATCTGGGAGCATCTGTATCATATTATATACCGAAAGAAAGTATGTAAGGACATAGAAGTCGACGATATATGTGATGCAGTAACATTTTATTTTTAAGGAGGAGTAAGATGAATCAATGGGCTACAACAGTTGATAGATTCTTGGAGTTTTTCGACGATATTGAAAAAATCAACTATCAAAAGAAAATCATAGTATTCGACGAGAACTATAACAATGATGAACTAAATAAGATATACGACTTGCTTAAAAACAAGTGGAAAGTCAACAAGTTAGATCGTTTAGATCACTTTGATAGTTACGAGAAGTATACTTATGAATACAAATACAATTACGATTTAATAGAAAGAAAAATTATATTAGTTGAGAATTGTGACCTGGATGTCATAACCGATGCTTATGAATTGTTTGAATATATAAGAGAAGGTTATGAGTTATGGCATGTTGTTTCACAGTTTACTCAGTATATATGGGATAAGGAGGAGTAAATGGATAACACTGAATTCTTATTACAGGAAATCGAAGGGTTAGAGAAGTCATTGAAAGAAGCTAATGATAAAATCGAAGCTTTAGAGAAGGCCGAATCGATTATTAACGATAGCGAATTGATCATTGCTCCATTCTCTGTTCCAGCGCCAATTATTCCAGATCATATAAAAAACGCAATGACAGATATTTATAAGTGGATGAAAACAGAATCGTATGGCGCAATACAAACGGATTATACAGACAACGGAATTTTAAAAATGTTTATACATTTAGAGAATGTAGAACCTGTTAAGATTAATTTATCGGAGGTATTGAAAGATGATTAACGGTTATTATATTGATCTAATTGACTTGTCTGGTCTTTTAGATAATCAGCAGAAAATAGACGTGTCTTATGATGACGGTGCTAAGGGTTATATCGGCACCTTACATGGTTGTCCAATCGCTTTAGGAAGGGTTCCAGTTAGCCAACTAGAGGCAGCAGATGATACTTTAAAGATTACATTAACAAAGGGGTGATTGAGGATGGAATTTGTAGAAGTAATGAAACATAAACAAAGAATGTGTGATCATTATTATCGGAAGAGCTTATGTCATAAATGCCCTTTGAGTTCTATCAATAGCAATAATGGGAAAGGTTTTCTAGGTTGTGCCGAATTTTGTACTAAATATCCAAAAGAAGCTCAGACAATCATTATGAACTGGACAAAAGAGCATCCATTTAAAACCAACAGAGAGGTAGCAGAAGAGGTTCTTACAGAGAAATTCGGGGATATATTTGACGTATCTCAGTTGGGCTGCAGTTTCCTAAAGGAACCATGTGGGGCCATAACATGTACAGAATGTGATATTCATGATTTTTGGGATCAGGAGTATAAGGAGGTACCTAAAGATGCGAATGGAAATTGATATAGATGAATATGATTATGAAAAGGTAAAAGAACTTGTATCAGATGGAGTGTTTGATTACGAAGGAACTACTGCACATCTATATAAAAGTGTTGCAAATGGTAAGGTAGAAGATTTACCTAACACAGATGCGATAGGTAAAGAAGAATATGTGAAGAAATCAGACATTGTTGATATGTACGAGAATGATTTCCCGAACTTAGATGATGGTGTGCACTGGAGTAGGAGCGATATTATTAATAATCTAGATGATGTTCCTAGTTATTTTATGACGCCGGTAGAGTGCACAGAAGTAAGACCTATTACTCATAGTCATTGGGTTCATCATAAGGGAGAATATCATGAATATGTAAGTTGCGCCAAATGCGGTGAACTTGCTAAATGTGCCGAAATGGCTGATTGTGTATTGTGGAAATATAGCACATATTGCTCTGATTGCGGAAGTATTATGGATGGAGAAATCGAGGAGGTAGAAGAATGAATATTTTTTGGAATATTGCATATTTCGTGTTGGCGGCATTATTTGTTGTAACATTTGCTTACCTTGGAGTGTTTCTTCATAAGGCGACAACAGAAGATTTGCCTGATCAAGGAGGTAGAAAAGTGAATAATGAAGATCAAACTGTTTCTGAGTTTTATAATAAGTTGCCTGAGGAAAAGAAAGAAACTATAACAGCTTTTGTTAAAGCAGCAATTAGTAAACAGGACAAAATTGATTCACGGTATATAGAATGCTTTAAGACAAAATTTACCGATGAAGAAAAAGATATCACATATTATTTAGTTGGTTCTGCTATCGAGAAAGAATGGAGCGAGGTGAAAGATAATGAAGAAAGACAAAATTAAAGATATTTTCATTTGGGTACGCGGGATTTCACTTTGCATAGCTGCAGTATGTGTTATATTTGGATTTTGTGTTCCGAATGTATTAGCAAAGGAATCTAAAAAGAATACAGTGAGAATAACTGAATATGACAATAAAATCATAGGTGACGATGCTGGCGGTATAATCGATTTCACAGACCCAGAGACCGGAGTGTGCTACTTTATTTATAAGGATGGATATCATGGAATGGGTCAGGGTGGAATGACCGTGCGATACAATGCAGATGGCAGCATTATGGTTAGAGATGTTACTGTGATTGATAAAATAGAAGAGAAAGGAACTGGAGGTAAGTAAATGAAGAAGAAAGTAATTAGTTTAGGTATTATTTTAACATTATGTGTTATGGTGCTCACAGGCTGCTCTGAGAAGACTAGAGCTAGAAACTTTGGTGGTAACGCTTCAATTGATTTAGAGCCAGGAGAAAAGCTTGAAGAGGTTACATGGAAAGACAGTAATCTCTGGATTCTCACAAGACCGATGAAAGACGGTGAGACTGCCGAGACATATAAATTCTCTGAGGATAGTGAATTCGGTGTCCTCGAGGGAACTGTTACTATTATAGAGCATGAAGGAGAGTAGATATGGATAAAGAACTTTATGTAATATCTTCTTTAGGTGGCGATTGGCAGAAGGCTGTTAAAATGACGAAAGAGGAAGCAAGAGCCATTGATTGGTTTATTGGACAAACTGATGTGGATTATTATATTCAGAACGCAAAAGAGATAGTGGAGGAAATAGAATAATGATTAACTGGAATAAAGTTTTTACTAGTATAATAGCGTTTATTATCGTTATGGTTATCAGTTTCTTAGTTACAGCTGGGTTAATCAAAGTACTTAGTTTATGCTTTGGTTTTGTATTTAGCTGGAAGCTGGCTTTAGGTATATGGGTGCTATTTATTCTAATAAAATGGCTACTTCCATCAAGTAAAAACTAAATAAGATTATATTTAAGAAAAGAGGTAAAAATATTATGGAAAATTTAGAAAGATTCAAGGGTATGACAGTTGTTGCTAAGGATAGAGTTGGTAATGCACCATTTGGAGATGTTACATTAACTTACAATCCAAAGAGAACAGAGGTGTACATCGCTATTGATCGTGTTGCGTGCACAATTGCGTTCAAGCACATTGAGGATCTTCGTATTCTTCCAATTCTTGATTATAAGAATAAGAGATTATATCTGGTTCCTGATGAGCGTGGGTATGTTATGCGTGGTACCAAGACTAGCAAAAACAGCAGACTTAACTTTGCATCAACTCCATTGTTCACAGAGTTCAAGAAGCACAAGCTGTCTAGTAGTATTTCTGATTTAATATTTGATTCTAAGCTGAATGCTTATTATATTGAATTAAATTAGGAGGTACCACCATGTCTAAAACAAAAATATGTGATATATGTGGAGAACCAATGCACTACTATCCACGATATCAAATACGTCAGACTGCTTTAGGGTTTTTATCACAGGAAGAATACCTGAGTGACGTAAAAGATGTTTGCAATCCATGTTATAACAAGTTCATTAGATTTGTAGAAAAGGAGAGAAATAAAAATGAGTAGATATATTATAGCTATACCAAAAGATCCAAGATTCGATAAGTATAAATATATAGCTGAAAGTGTTGCAGGACCACGTTTTACCGATTGTGTTTTTGAAGCTATATGGTATGGATCTAGAGTTGCTGCTGAAATAGCAAAAGACAATTTATCAAGAGAGTATCATGCTATCGTTTTATCTCTTGAGAATACTATTGCGCAGATAGATAGAGAAAACGATTATAAGCCTTTCTATATCCTCCGCGATACATCAGATAATAGGATGGTGCGCAAAATAGCGACGCCGATGAGCATACCATTATTCACAGATGGTTTGAAGAATACTCTGAAGTTTGAGACTGTTGATGAGGCGATGGACGCTATAGATAATATAAATAGACACACGAATAATACTTATGAGTTCATTGTCGAGATGCATCATTTTGATGAGTTCTATAAGGAGCGGTATGAGCATTCTGAGGAACCACAGTTTTTTATACATGGTGGTCGTGGAGGTGGAAAGACTTGGCTTGACGAGAACCCTAATATCGCTATACCAAATACTGTCACTATGCACTACACCGGACACAGTTCTATTAATTCTATTATATCAGCAAAGGAGATGTACAATATGTTTGGATCAACTTATCATTTACCAGAGATTAAGAAAGTTATATTCAGCAATTCAGTCACTATTGTATTATGGAAGGATGGCACTAAGACCATCGTAAGATGCCAGGATGGCGAGACATTCGATCCTGAGAAGGGTCTGGGAATGGCGTTTATGAAGAAGGCATTCGGTAACAAGGGTAACTATTTTGACAAGGTGAGAAACCTGCTTAATAATGCTACCTATCAGAACGAGGAGGATCAGGCAGACCAGCAGGATCGTAAAGGCTGTAAGGACGATGTTCCTTTCGCTAAGAAGACAAAGAACGGTACTTACAAGTGCCCTCATTGTTCTAGATTCGTGCCTTCTAAAAGAATTGAGGGTAAGAAGGGTCCTTTCACATGCGATAAATGCGGTAAGAAATTTAATATCAACTGGGAAGGAGAATTAGATTATGAGTTTTAAGGCGATACTTGTTGTGATCATTGTTTTATCATTGGGCGTACTCTTTTGGCTTATTGCATTAACTGCAACTACGATTTCTACAGATCAAGCTAAAATGATTGCTGATTCTTGTGCAAATGAACTTGAGTGGAAACTGCATGGTGAGATACACAAATTGAGTTATGATCAGCAATTATATCGTGAAGAACTCGACGAATTGAAGTCTGCTCTTAATGAACAGGGTATCGCTACTGGTTATACAACTGAGAAGAAATTATATTATAAGGATAAGAAAGATGAACGAACCAACATGTGAGAAATGCACGCATTATGATACTTATCCTGGAATCTGTGGGTGGACAGAAAGAATCTGTGACATCCACGGAAACCTGGATTTTAAAGACATATCAGCGTGTGAAGATTTCGAAGATATGAATGAGAGAGTAACCGAAATTCTACACAAATACAATACATCAAAGAGGACACTATGAACTGGAAAAGAAACTTATTAACAATAATTGAATTAATTATATTTGCAGGCATTTGTTATGGTGTTCATTTATATACACATTATCTGGGAGGACATCTATGAGAGAATACACATCTATAGAAGAACTAAAGTCATGGCTAAAAAAGAGAAAGAGCTTAAAGAGTCTAATACCTTATGAAGACATCATAACATATTTAGACTCTAAGCCTCCTCTCAGAATAAGAGATGATGATGCCAAGAAACTATTAGTAAAGTACAGACCGGCAGAACCAAGAAAAGACTACACATACACCATAAACGAAATAACATTCGACACGTATGAGGAGTTTGCTGATTGGTTGAACTGGGCAAACGATGAAGACTCAATAGGTTACATTATTATATTAAGTATAACGGAGGTGCCGAAAGATGGAGGATCTACGCAATAAATTAGATGAAGTCACTGCCACAATAGCAAATAATTACAAATTGAGCGAAGCGTATACATCAGAGATTATACAAAATAGTCTGGACGCAATAACAAACAAGGAGGAAAAGAAAGATGAATAAACCAACATTTGAAAGTTTAATGGATATGAATGCTAAGGAGTTATCAGATCTCAAACGTAAGACCTGGGATGCTGTGGATATTATGAGAAATTATAAGACAATGACCGGTGGATCTACAAAGCCATCATTAATTGCTTTCGACTATGTAAACATCATTAAGTCAGGAATTGGTGCTTTCAGTTGTATCGGGGCAGCAACTATCGGTTTCTTAGCCGTTAAGTATTACACAGATAAGAAGTACAAGGAGAACGAAAAGGTTGATGATAGGAGATGATCGAGTCGTTGGTATGATTTCATTACTAGTACTGATGGCATGCTACTTTATATTTAAGAAGGAGGACTGATCATATGGAAAACGAAAAAACATTAATGAGACATACAGCAGAAGTGGACGTTCCAGTACAGGTTACTGTAGACAATATCCAGGAGAAAGTAAAAGAAATAATTGGCTGCGATGATCCTGTAGGTCATTATATCCAATATACTCAGAAATATGCAAATGCAAATATAGATGATAAGTATACCGGAACAATAGTTGCTGAATATGAGCATCTATATGTTATGGAAGCTCAATTGCCTGAGAATAGAGTATTATCTATTTGTATTAACAAGGCTGACATAGCATGCGGAAAGGCTATAGTTAAGGTGTTAGATTAAATGACAGCTATTTTATATGTATTTTTAATATGTGTCATGTTATTAGCATTTGTTCCTATTGGAATATTTGTAGGCTTTGTTATTAAGACTTTCTGGTATTATATTTGGAAACTTGCGATTTTTGCTGTATTATTAGCTGGGGTAATATATCTATTTAATATGTTAGGAGTGCTTATATGAATAAATTGAAAGATATTTTAGAAGATCGATGTATGACTCAGCGTAAACTCAGTGACAAAACTGGTATATCTGAGATCACTATTTCACGCTATGTTAACGGTAAAAGGACACCTAATGTGCGTGAAGCTATGTTAATTGCACGGGCTTTAAATGTGTCAGTAGACACTATTTGGCCTGCAGAATAGGTAAATTATGGTCTCCTGGCTGGTGCTGGGAGACTATTTTTTATCGTTTTTTCTTCAATTTCTATTATTTTTTTTCTGACACTTTTCTGACACTTTTGTATTTTTTGTCATTTTTCTGACACTTTTCTGAAAAATCTGACAGAAATGGGAGTAATTTTAGGGTGTACGGACGGTAAAAAATGACAAATTTCTGACACTTTTTGCCATTTCTGACACTTTTCTGACACTTTTTTTTCAAAAATGACAAAGCGGAAAGCCTTGCTGGGAGCGGGTTTCAGCGATTTTCTGACACTTTGTCACTTTTTTCTTTAATTTACTCACGAAAAAAAAAATTAATAATATATAGTAATTTGCCAGAAAAAGTGACAAAATGACAAAACTTGTCCGGGAAGGCCCAAAACTTGCCATTCGTTATATTTTCAGCGACATATATGGAAAATATGTCTGTAAGGAGGTAAACAGTATGAAAGTATTTATTATTTATATGATTATCGGTATGGTGATCATAGTGGCACAGGAAATAATAATTGATAGTGTGTTATATGGTATAAGGAATTTCAAGACTGTATTTCGGTATACACGTAATGTATTCAAAACAGAAATGTGGAAACTGAATACTATTGAAAAAGTTATAACATATATAGTACTAGCATTATGGTTTCTAGTATGGCCTACTATGATAATATGGATCATTATCCGAGATATCAGGATAATAAAGAGCGGAAATTTAATTACATTGGAACAGATACTTTCCGAAGAACAGGATGAGTCTTAATTGACTCTCCTTTTCTTTTTCGCATTATCTTCAGGTGGATATATAGGAGGTGAAGTATTATGAACAAAATAACAAAGATACTCACAAGTCTGGATATGATGAAAGATGATCACATGAGAAAGAAAGAACAGAGAAGAAGAGAATACATGGAAGCTATGGAGAGCATAGCAAAAGGAAAAGTAGAACTTCCAGATCTGTTTGATAAGAAGTTAACTCATGAGATTAACAAAATCAATGAGGCGTGTGAGCGAAATAAAAAGTAAATATTAAACCAAGTATAGATCGTGATAATTTCATGGTCTATATTTTTTTTTTGTCATTTTTCGACTTGCCAATCGTTACAACGCGAAAATTTCAACCCCTAATATGAGAGGAGAATAAAAATAGTCCGTTATTTTATAGACTATTATATTCAGCCTCTTAATTTTTTGTTTACTGGGGGAACAATGCTGATATGAAAAACGAAAATAAATTTCAATCAGAGCTAATCGAAGAACTAAAATCTTTATTTCCTGGATGCATTGTCCTGAAAAACGATCCTAATTATATTCAAGGTATACCAGATCTATTAGTGTTATACAAAAAGAAATGGGCTGCCTTAGAATGTAAGAAAACAAAAAATGCAAAGCATAGACCTAATCAAGATTATTATGTTGATAAAATGTCTAAGATGTCATATGCAAATTTTGTTTATCCAGAAAATAAGGAGGTAGTGTTAAGTGATCTGGAAAAATCATTCAAACCTAACAGGAAGACACGCAAAACTAAGTCCTAGTCAATCAGCTAGATGGGCTACAAAAGATTTGGATAATGACGCCGTCTTTAAGATGATCAATTCTGGTTATTCTCAAGAGATCGGAACGTTACTGCATGAATACGCAGAACAATGTATCCGCTTTTCTTTAAAGATGACTAAGTATTCAAAGAGAGATGTTTTGAAGCATCTATTAATTAACAGGATTCCCAGAAACGTTGCTAACGAATATGTAGAAAGATGTTTTGATAATCTTTTACTATATGTTAATGATGCTATTGGTTTCAGAATGGATCCTGAAGTAATATTATGGTATTCCGATTATATTTTTGGAACAGCAGATGCCATAATGTTCAGAGATAACAAATTACAAATCCATGATTTAAAAACTGGAATAACTCCAGCACACATGGAACAATTATTAACATATGCAGCTCTATTCTGCTTAGAGTATAAAATTAAACCTGCAGACATTGATATAGAGTTGAGAATATATCAGTTAGAGGAGGTTATAGTCCATAAACCGGAAACAGATGAGATCGTTCCGATTATAGACAAAATAGTCACATACAACAAGTGGCTGACTAAAGACTTAGATTAACAATTTGGAGGAACTAGATCATGGAAGAATTCTTTGATGATGATTTTGAAGAAGATTCAGAAGAATCGTTAATGCATTATGGCACTAAACGACATTCGGGAAGATACAAGTATGGATCTGGTGAGAATCCATATCAGCACGAAGCGTGGTTTGTGTGGAATTACAACACTATAAAAAAGAATAATTTTGGTATTAGCGATGATGATATCAGAAAAGCCATGGGATACACCGGCAATGGTGGAAAGGCTAAATTTAATAGAGAAAAAGAAAGAGCATTTGACAATATAAAGGATATTGCAGATGTTATCATGCAGAAAGAAGGTTATACTAGAGATTCAGAAGTTGCGAGAGCACTTGGTATGAGTTCAGGAGACCTTCGAGCATTAAAAGGTATAGCGAAAGCTAAACAAAATGAGGACCTTATGAGACGTAACTTACAGCTCGTAGAGCATGGTTACAGTTCTAGAAATAAAAGAGCGGAAATGCTCGGTATTCCAGAATCCACTTTAAGAAATATGGAAAAAGATGGATATATGGAAAGAAATTCTAAAGCATACAATGTTGCTGAAGAAATGAAGAAGTACATCAAAGATGATAAATCTTATTATGATGTCGGAAAAGGTATTAATTATTCATTGAACGTTTCTGAACACACGATGCAAGAAGCCCTTACAATTCTGAAGAATCAAGGTTACGGTGTTCATAACATACAGGTTCCTCAGGCCACAAATCCTGATCAGAAGACTACGGTTTCCGTATTAGGTCCTCAAGGGGCTTCTTGGGCTGATACGATGAAGAATCAGAATAATATCAGCACTTTTGATATGTATTTTAATGATGATGGAAAAACTAGAAGAGGCATCTATGAGCCAAAATCTATAGATTCATCTAGAATTAAGATACATTATGGTGATGAGCAGTTCCAGGGTACTTTAGGTACTGATATGGATGGTGTTATACAGCTTCGTAGAGGAGTTGGAGACATATCATTAGGAAAAGCGTCATACGCTCAGGTTCGTATCATGGTTGATGGTACGCATTACTTAAAAGGTATGGCTATCTATTCTGATAATATGCCTGCTGGAAAAGACATCATCTTTAATACTAATAAGCCTAGTGGAACACCAGCTTCTAAAGTATTCAAAAGCTTAAAGACAGTCGACATCAAAGATGCGAATGGTAATGTTATCAAAACAGAAATTGATAAAGATAATCCTTTTGGAGCAAATATTAAAGCTGGTGGACAGAACTTCTATAAAAATAAAAATGGTGAATATGTCCAGACATCTATTGATAATTTTGAGAAAGCAACAGCATCTAATATTAAGAAAAGTATAGATGGTGAAAGATACTCATTATCTGCTGCGAATATTATCAAAGAAGAAGGAGATTGGAATCATTATCAAAAGAAGTTGGCTTCTCAGTTCTTATCTAAGCAGCCTATGGAACTCATTAACAAACAGCTGAATTTAACATATGCTGACAAGAATGCTGAATTTGAAGAAATTAAGAGTTTAACAAACCCTACTATCAAAAGAAAACTTCTTGCAGACTTCGCTGAATCATGTGATAAAGCAGCTGTTGATTTAAAAGTAGCAGCTTTACCAGGACAAACAGCTAAAGTAATATTGCCTGTTACTGATCTTAAAGAAGGTGAATGCTATTGTCCTACTTATAAAGATGGTACTTATTTGGCATTGGTTAGATATCCACATGCTGGAACTTTCGAAATTCCTATTGTTAAAGTTAATAATAAGAACAAGCAAGGTCAATCTATAGTTGGTCCAAATGCGCAGGATGCTATCGGAATATCTGCAAAAGATGCAGAACAGCTTTCAGGAGCTGATTTTGATGGCGATACTGTAGTTTGTCTACCTACAACTAGAAAGCCTACAGCTAATGGTATCTATATTGCTAGTAGAAAGCCATTTGAATCTTTAAAGAACTTCTCTACAAATGAGTATGCTATCTCTGATGAAAGATTCAAAGCTACTGGAGAGTACATTTTAGGAAAGAATCCTTTAAAGACAGATACTGAGAAAGTAGCTAATCTTAAGAACAAGATAGCAAACGGTTATAAGCCTACTGAAGCCGACTTTATAGAAGTTGGTAAAGAAAAGCTTGTTATGACTGAAGATGCTAAGCAAAAGCAAATGGGTGTTGTATCTAACCTTATTACAGATATGACGTTAAAAGGTGCATCTCCAGATGAATTAGCAAGAGCTACAAAGGCTTCAATGGTCGTAATCGATGCTGTAAAGCATGAACTTGATTACAAGCAAGCATATGAAGATTGCCGAATTCCTGAGTTAAAGAAGATCTATCAGAAAGAGTACAATGAAGAAACTGGTGAAACAACTGGTGGTGCTTCTACATTGATATCACGTTCTAAGTCAGAAGTGAGAATCAAAGAAAGAAAAGAAGGCTCTACTGATTACATTGATCCTAAAACAGGAGAAAAAGGAAAGGCTCGTATGTATTACGATCCGAATACCGGTAAGCGTATCTATACTGAGACTGGTAGAACCTATACCGATAAGAATGGTAACGAGGTGGAGGCTCTTCAGAAAGTAACCCGTATGGCCTATGCGGACGATGCCATGGACCTGGTATCCCAAATGGGTACTCAACAGGAAAAGGCATATGCAAGATATGCAAATGCACTTAAAGAGATGGCTAGAGAAAGTAGAAAAGAACTCTACAAGACCGACCGTGCCGTATACGATAAGGATGCTAAAGAAAAGTATGCCATCCAGGTAGAAAGACTACAGTCTAAGCTAGAATTAGCAGTTGCTAACTCCCCTAGAGAAAGACAGGCCCAGATAGATGCTAATAAGACTATCAAGGAGGCCATTCAGAGAGATCCTTCTCTTAAAGATGACAAAGAGCATAATGCTAGACTTAGACAACAAGCCATAGCGGCATCCCGGGATAAGTATGGGGCCAAAGGTAAAGATACTAGAATTAAGATAGAAGATGATGAATGGGAAGCTATACAGGCTGGAGCTATATCGGATAGTAAATTAGAGGAGATACTGAAGTATTGCGATCTAGATGTTCTTAGAGAACGTGCAATGCCAAAGACTCAAAAGACATTATCCAATGCTCAGGCAGCTAGAATTAAAGCTATGAAGAACTCAGGCTTTACAATAGCTGAAATAGCTGAACAAATGTCGTTGTCAACATCAACAGTGTCAAAGTACATTAAAGAAGCTGCTTAATTAAAGTTTGAGAAAGGAGAAAAATTAAATGGCTAAAGCTTATATGTTAACAACAGTTGATAATCCATTCAATCCTTTTGAAGACTTTGAGAAATGGTATCAGTTTGATGAGGAAAAAGGTTATCATTCATGTCAAAGATTGGCAAGATTCACAAACAATTCAGATTTCATGTCTGATGCTGAGCAAAGAGAAGATCAATCACAAGCAATTGATAAAATTATTGCTTTAGACTTTACAAATTTGTATAAAAAAGTTTCTAAAGATCTTTGATTGACTCATTGAATGAATCATTTCTAAATTAAAAAGAAGATTGTTGTGTGATTTAATATTTATTTTGGATTCTTCTTTCTGTTTTCATTCTTTTGGTTGGCACACTGAGGCTAATCGGATATAAAAAGAATGGACAGGGGGAGGGGTCCGCTAAATATACACCCCCTCCTATATCGCGGCGGTCTTAAAAAATTCTCCGGAGGGATATTTTTAAAACTTATATCGGTATTAGTACTGGGCATTTAAGCGTGAACGCGTGGAAAAATCCCCCAGCTAAAAAGTACACCATAAGTAATGCTTAAGTGCTCAGTACTGATACTGATATAAATTATATATCAGGTAAAAGGAGTGAAAACTATTGGGAAAGGCTAAGCAAACTAGTGATGGTTTTGAGGCTAAGACTCGTCCAGCGTTGTCTCCAGAAGCAAAACAAGCTCAATTGATAGGTTTAGCCATGGATAATGTCGAACGACGTCTAAGAGAGAACAAAGCCTCAGCTCAAGAGATCATTCACTTTTTAAAATTAGGTACAGTCCAGGCAGAATTGGACTTAGAGAGAGCAAAATTAGAAAACGAATTAGTAAAAGCTAAAACAGAATCACTTCAGTCGGCAGCAAAGATGGAAGAAACATATACGAAAGCTCTAGAAGCTATGCGAAGATATTCTGGACATGGGGACGAAGAGGATGAGAACATATAGCGAGTTAATACAAATACCAACTTTCGAAGAAAGACTATTATATTTAAAGTTAGATTCGAAAGTAGGATTCACAACATTTGGTGGTAACCGATACATGAATCAGCAATTCTATAATTCTAAAGAATGGAAAGATATTTGTAGCTTTGTGATAACTCGTGATAATGGATGTGATCTAGGCGTTAAAGGATACGAATTGTTTGATGATATTTTAGTTCATCATATGAATCCTATAAACGTTGATGACATAAGATTCTCAACACCGTTTCTTTTAGATCCGGAATATTTAATTTCTACATCTCGTAGAACTCACAACGATATACATTATGGTAATGACACAATTATATCTAGAGAACCAATCATTAGAAAACCGAATGACACGATTCCTTGGAAACAATAATGTTTAATAGGAGTGACCTATATGAGTGAACAATATTTAGCCCATCATGGCATACGAGGTCAAAAATGGGGAAAGAAAAATGGTCCCCCTTATCCTTTAGATTGGACCGATCATTCTACAGCAGAAAAGAAAGAACTGACTAAGGATGAAATACGTGCCATGACTGAGGACATGGATGAAGTTACAAACTTCAACAAGAGAGTAGCTGTGTACTATGATACAAAGATGGAAGTCAATAAATCGCAGGCACAGTATCTCGATAGTAAGAAAACCGCAGGAGAAAAATTCAAAGAGAATCTCAAGAATAAATTAACCAGCGGAATTATCGACGGATTGAGCAAAGGTGCTTCAAAAGCTGTTGAAACATCCATAAACAACATCACTGATGAATTATGGAAGAGAGCGAGAGAGCAGATGGATCCAGAAGGCGAAGCTATGAAAGCTAAGACTGCTGAACTGGAAAGAAAGAATGCTTTATCGAAAGCACAAAGCGAATACGATCGATACAAGAAAGAAAAAGAGAACAAGCAGGTAAACGATGTGTTATCTAAGCTTGACCTAGAAGACAAATTACGTAAAGCAACACAAGCGAAAGAAGACGCTTCTTATTATAGAGAAAAAGAACTTGCAAATAGAGCAAGGGAAGAAGCCGAGACAAAGGCTAAAACTCAGGAAGCTCTTAATAAGCTTGCTAAAGCAGAATATGAGCGTGATTTAATGTCAAACGACCCATCTAAGTTCTTTAGTAATGATAAAAAATCAAAAGGTTCATCAGACAGTCTATCAGAAGATGACGTACGTAGAATAGCTAAAGAAATAATGGATGAGATGTAAAAAAAATCAAAATACGGGGGTAAATAGAAATGGCGTTGTCCAATACAGCGGTTCCCGTTTACTATGGACAATTTAGAGATCAAGTCTTACGTGGTGAAATACCCGTAAACGAGTTCATAGCCATGGAAATGAACCGTATCGATAGTCTAATAGCCAATCCAGGAATTTATTACGATGATAAAGCTATGGATGGTTTTGTAGAGTTCTGTGAATGCGAGTTAACACTTACGGATGGTGCAGACCTAAAGCTATTAGACTCATTTAAATTATGGGCCGAACAAATATTCGGCTGGTATTACTTTCAAGAACGTAGTGTCCCAGTACCAGATGAAAATGGTATAACACATTACGTTAAGAAAACTATCAAGAAACGTTTAGTTAATAAACAGTATTTGATAGTTGCCAGAGGTGCTGCCAAATCAATGTATGGTTCTTGTATACAGAACTATTTCTTGAATGTTGACACATCAACTACACATCAGATAGCAACTGCTCCAACTATGAAGCAGGCCGATGAAGTTATGTCACCTATAAGAACTGCCATAACAAGAGCTAGAGGTCCTTTGTTTAAATTCTTAACAGAAGGATCTTTACAAAACACCACTGGTTCTAAAGCCAATAGAGTTAAACTGGCATCTACGAAAAAGGGTATAGAAAATTTCCTGACTGGTTCTCTATTGGAAGTTAGACCAATGAGCATAAATAAGCTTCAAGGTTTAAGACCAAAGATTTGTACAATCGATGAGTGGCTATCAGGAGATATACGAGAGGATGTAATCGGTGCATTAGAGCAAGGTGCCTCTAAGATAGATGACTATTTAATAGTTGCTATATCTTCAGAAGGTACAGTTCGAAATGGAGCTGGAGACACAATCAAAATGGAGCTCTTAGATATTCTTAAGGGCGAGTATGTGAATCCTCACGTATCTATATGGTACTATAGACTTGATAAAGTGGAAGAAGTTGCCGATCCTAATATGTGGATAAAAGCAAACCCAAATATAGGTCTGACTGTTTCTTATGAAACATATCAATTGGACGTAGAAAGAGCCGAGAAAGCTCCAGCTGCTAGAAATGATATTTTAGCAAAGAGATTCGGAATTCCTATGGAAGGTTACACATATTTCTTCTCATATGAAGAGACTATACCTCATAGAAAACAGAATTTCTGTGGTATGCCATGCGCTTTGGGTGGCGATATGTCACAGGGCGATGACTTCTGTGCATTTACATTCTTATTCCCATTACGTGATGGATTCGGAGTGAAGACTCGAAGTTATATTTCATCATTAACATTACATCGATTACCAGGAGCTATGCGAGCAAAGTATGACGAGTTCATAGAAGAAGGAAGCTTGATAGTATTGGAAGGCAATATTCTTGATATGATGGAAGTTTACGACGATCTCGATAAACACATAATCGATCAAGAGTATGACGTTCGATGCTTTGGCTATGATCCATATAATGCTAAAGAATTTGTAGCTAGATGGGAACTCGAGAATGGACCTTTCGGTATAGAGAAAGTAATACAAGGAGCGAGAACAGAAACAGTTCCACTCGGAGAACTTAAGAAATTATCAGAAGAAAGAGCACTATTATTCGACGAAGAGCTTATGTGCTTTACAATGGGTAATTGTATAACACTAGAGGATACAAATGGTAATAGAAAGTTGTTAAAGAAGAGATATGAAGCTAAAATCGATAATGTAGCAGCTATGATGGATGCGTTTGTAGCTTATAAGTTGAATAAAGATGCATTCGAGTAAAAGGAAAGAATTATGGAAAGAGCAGAGTTTTATTCAGCACTATATGATTCTAATAATTATTTAGAGCATCATGGTGTTGATGGACAGAAATGGGGTAAACGTAATGGACCTCCATATCCATTGAATTCCGAGGGTAAAGCAAGTCTGAAGAAACAGAGAAAAGCTGAGAAATTAAATACCGAGAATAAATTAGCATATGAACAATATAAATATGCTGGAAGAGCGAATACTGCATATAATGTTAAAGTGGCAGGTCGTGTAGCAGCTCCTGTTGGAGGTATAATTGGAGCTGGTATAGGTAGCACGGTAGGACCTGAAGGCACTGTATTAGGCACAATAGCCGGACTTGCAATAGCTGATCTTGGTGCGTCAGCAACCTCTGGTATTATTAATCTCGGTATGAATGCAGTAAGAAATAGCAAGTATAAAAAAGCTCTCATAGAGTCGCAGAAACGTGCAGAAGATGATTTGGATAGACTTATGATATCGAAAAAATACAAACCAAATCTCGATAGCGGTGGTGATTTTATGACAAAGACAATTAATGGTGTTGAGATTGATGTCGATTATACATACGACGCAGATCGTAACCGTATCGCAAAAAATGTCCAAAAATTAGAACCTAAGGTTGGATATATAAATGATCAGTTCACAAAGGAGTTGAAAGATAATGGCTATGGTGCACTTGTGAATAATAAAAGACATATGTATATATCAGATACAGTTTGCGAGATAGGTACCTATCACGACGGCCATGACTATTCAACATATATAAACGAAGAAAATGGTAAAATTGAAAAAGGCATTATGATGAATGGTTAACCTATAAACAAAAAAGAACTTGAGTTATGAAAAAATCAAAATAAGGAGAACATTGTGTAATGAATGAATCAATATTATCTACTATAAAAGATATGCTAGATGTTGATGTTGACCCAGAAGAAGATGAAATTGGAGAATTCGACAATATATTAATTATTAATATTAATACAGTGTTCTCCATATTAAATCAAATGGGAGTGGGCACAGATGAACCATTTGTTATTACGGGCTATGATGAGACATGGGACCAATTTATAGGAGAAGCTGTAGGTATTGAAATGGTGAAAACTTATATTTACTTAAAAGTAAAGATGATGTTCGATCCACCATCAGGAGCCCAAAAAGAAGCAAATGAAAATGTAATTAAAGAACTGGAATATAGACTATATGTTCTGGAAGATCTTAGAAAAGGAGCGATGAATAATGAATCGTGATGATTACTTCTCTAAATTAAGTAAATCTAAGAATGCATTGTCTCACGGAATGATGACTGCGGAACCCGTAGAGAGAGTCTACGTACCAGTGGTAAAAAATGAGTCGTCTGACGCTGAAATAAAGAAGATGATTTCTAATTACGAGAAAGATATCGCAGCTAGAAAGTCTAAGTTAAAAGAACTTAGAGACAAACAGGAAGAACTCCGTGCTAATATGGAGTCCACACGAAATCTTTTAACAAGAATGGATGACGAAATGTCCGAGTTATCAAATCAGGTTGGCATTGTGAAAGATAGGATACTGGAAGACAATGCAAAGATTGATACTCTTCAATCATCCCTTAGAATTTTAGGAAAATAGTTATGGAAAGGAGACCACAATGGATAGACGAGAATTCTATTCTAACTTAGCTGATTCTAGAGAAGCTTTAGAACATGCTGAAGGTTTTCAGAGAGCAAATCACAAATACATAAATCGTTTCCGTGGTAGAAATGGTAAATGGATTTACGAGTATGCTGAAGATCTGAAAGAGAAGGCTAATTCTACAGCTGCTAAAGCTAAGAAATCGCTAGGCTCTGCAGGAAATGATGCTAAGAAAACATTAGACTCTGCAGGGGATAATGCTAAGAAAACATTGGCCAAAGCAAAAACTCGAGTGTCGAAAGGCATGAATATGGCTTCTAAATTTGGATCTGCTAAGCTTAAAGAACTGTCGAAAACCAGCGACACAGCAGTCGCAAAAGGAAAGTATCATTTAGCTAATCTAAAAAATAAAGTAGAAAAACCAACAGCTCCAGAAGAGTGGGAAAAATATGGCAAATATCAACGCGAATATGAAACTAAACAGGCTCGTATTGGCAAAGCCAGAGATCGTATGCATAAAATAGAAGCCGGTCACCATACGTCTGATAAAAAGGCTGATAGAAAAGAACGTCTTAAGAACGTACAAAATGATTACAGTGTAGTCGGAAATGCTAACAAACAGCGCCAATTCATTGAAAATCAAGAATACGTAGAGAAAAAGCGACAAGAAGCCAAAAAGGCAAAAGAGAAAGATCGTAAAGATCGTATAGAATATAAAAAAGAAGCTGCACAAGAAGAAAGACTCGGTACTACATATGACAAGGCGCTCGATTCTATTTTCGATAAGACTGTTCGTGATAATAAAGAAAGATCACGACAGGCAAGTGCTAAAGATACTCCTAAGGAGTATAAAGAAGAATACATATTTAACACTGGTAGTGGGTCTGATCAAGACATTCTTATAAACCTTAAGAGACAGGAAGACAGAGATAAGCTATTAACAGCTAAAAAACGTGATGAAGCTGCTGCTCATAAGAAATATCTTGAAAAAATGCGTAGAGAACGTAATAGACAACGTCGTAACGATCGTACCTAATTCAAAATAAGGGAGAAATAACCTATGCCAGCATTTACAGACAGACTGGCACATGCTTGGAACGCGTTCTTAAATAAAGACTCTACTGATTATTATGGCGGTCGAGAACTATCAAACTCCTTTGAGTATGGTTCTAACTTTAGACCTGACAGGCCTAGATTCACCAGAGGCAATGAGCGATCGATACTTACATCTATATACAATAGAATGGCTTTGGATTGTGCATCAGTCGACATACAGCATGTCCAACTTGATGAAAACAATCGTTATGTATCGACTATTGATTCTGGATTGAATAATTGCCTGACAGTCGAAGCAAACATAGATCAGACTGGAAGAGCATTTAGACAAGATATTTATATGTCTATGTTTGATGAAGGGTGCGTCGCAATCGTGGCTACTGACACAGACATAAACCCTTTAGACACATCATCATATGATATACTGAGCATGCGAACTGGAAAAGTTACAGCGTGGTATCCAAAGCATGTAAGGGTTAAATTGTATGATGAGAATACAGCATCCCACAGAGAAGTTGTATTGCCAAAGTCTAAGGTCGCGATAATAGAAAATCCATTTTATGCAGTAATGAATGAACCTAATTCTACTCTGCAGCGTTTAAAACGTAAATTGGTGCTCATAGATCAAATAGACGAACAAGCAGGTGCTAATAAATTAGACTTGATAATTCAATTGCCGTATGTTGTTAAATCACAGGCAAGAAAACAGCAAGCAGAAGAACGTCGAGCAGAAATCGAAAATCAGCTTGCTAACGGTAAATATGGTATCGCATACACTGACGGTACCGAACATATAACACAGCTAAATAGGTCGGTCGATAACCAACTGTTATCACAGATCGAATATTTAACAAATCAGTTGTATAGTCAATTAGGCATGACAACTGCAATATTAGACGGTACTGCTGATGAAAGAACAATGCTAAACTATAACAACAGAGTTATAGAAGTATGTGTCTCAGCAGTAGTTGATGAGTTTAAGCGTACGTTCTTAACAAAGACGGCTAGAACTCAGAAAAAATCAATCATGTTCTTCAGAGATCCATTCAGACTTGTTCCTGTTGATAATCTTGCCGATATCGCAGATAAGTTCACAAGAAATGAGATCCTTTCTTCTAATGAAGTTAGACAGATTATAGGTCTTAAGCCTATCAACGATCCGAAAGCAGACGAGTTAAGAAACAAGAATCTAAACGTCGCTGAAGGTCAAGAATACGCAACGACCAATCCTACTGCGCAGGTTGAGGGAAGTGCTGAAGAAACAGAAAATTATGATGCAGAAAACATGGCTCAAATGCCAGCATCATTATTTAACCAGTAACATAGGAGGACATTCAAAATGGGATCAAAATATGATTTCGGTGGTTACGCTACTCGAAATGATCTCCGTTGCTCTGATGGTCGAATCATTAGACATAATGCATTTATCGATAATGACGGCCAGGTTGTAGCATTAATGTGGAATCACAAGCATGATACTATTGATTCTGTAATCGGTCACGCATTGCTTGAAAATAGAGAAGATGGCGTTTACGCTTATTGTTCTCTTAATGATTCTCCAGGAGCTGACAAAGCTCGTAGTGCTATTAAACATGGTGATATAGATTCATTATCTATATATGCAAACCATTTGAAGCAGAATGGCAACAATGTCATTCATGGAGTTATTCGAGAAGTAAGCTTAGTTTTGGCAGGAGCGAATCCTGGTGCTCGTATCGACACCGTTATGATTCACTCTGATGCTGAAGACGGTGAGGAGGCAGAGATTTTTATGCATTCACAAATGGATATCTTCAACGACGATCTTGCTGATGATATGTTAGATGACGACATCATGCATGCTGACAGTGACGATGAAGATGAAAAAGGAGAGACTGTCGAAGATGTGTTTAACACATTGACAGAAAAGCAGAAGAAAGTCGTTTATGCGATAATTGGGCAAGCAATTCAGGACGCAAAGGCTGGAAAATCTGCAAAGCATTCTGACGAGGATGAAGGAGATGACGATGTTATCGCTCATGCTGAAATGGAGCTGGGTGACGACGCTACAGTCGAAGATGTATTTAATACATTGAATGAAACTCAGAAGAATGTAGTTTATGCGCTTATCGGCCAGGCGTTAGAAGAGGCTGAAATTCAACATTCAGATTATGAAGGAGACTACGAAATGAAAGAAAATGTTTTTGATACTGATAGTGTTATGACAACAACTTTGTCACACGCAGATATTGAAGAGATTATGGATGACGCAAAGCGCTACGGTTCCCTTAAGGATTCTGTACTTGCGCATGCAGCTGATTATGGTATTGAGAATATCGGAACATTGTTCCCATATGAGCCAGAAGATGGTAAGTTACTTAATGACCCATCATTTATTCAGAGAGATGACAGCTGGGTTCCTAAGGTTGTTCAGGGTGCTCATCACTCACCATTCTCTAGAGTAAAGTCTATCTTTGCTAACATCACAGAGGATGAAGCAAGAGCTAAGGGTTACATTAAGGGCCACCTGAAGAAGGAAGAGGTATTCCCACTCTTGAAGAGAGCTACTTCTCCTACAACAATCTACAAGAAGCAGAAGCTCGATAGAGATGATATTGTAGATATTACAGATTTCAATGTTGTTAACTTTATTAAGGGTGAGATGAAGATCATGCTTAATGAGGAAATCGGTAGAGCTATCCTGGTTGGAGACGGTAGAGCTGCATCTGATGAAGATAAGATTTCTGAGCTTAACATTCGTCCAATCTGGACAGATCATGAGTTGTACACAATTACTCAGACGGTTCCATTAGCAGCTAATACTAAAGATGATGATAAGGCTAAGGCTATCGAGAGAGCTGCTGTAAAGGCACGTAAGAACTACAAGGGTTCAGGAAATCCTACATTCTTCACAACAGAAGATGTTCTTACAGACATGCTGCTTCGTGAGGATACTACAGGACGTAAGATCTACTCATCTATCAACGAGCTTGCTACAGCTCTTAGAGTTAAGGAGATCGTTACAGTTCCAGTAATGGAAGGCCTTACAAGAGAAGTTGGTGGTAAGACACATACACTTCAGGGTATTATCGTTAATATGAACGATTACAATATCGGTGCTGATAAGGGCGGAGAGCTTAACATGTTCGACGACTTCGATATCGATTACAACCAGCAGAAGTACTTGATTGAGACTCGTATCTCAGGTGCTTTGGTTAAGCCATACTCTGCAATCGTAATTGAGACAGTACCAGCTGCCTAAATAATTTGATCAGGAGGCGGATTAATTCAAAATAGGGTTAATTCGCTTTCTATTTTAGATTTAGCCGCTAAATGGAGAAAAACGATATGGCGAATAGAAATAGATATTTGATCGGGTTCGTTGACACACAAGAAATTAGACCCGGTATTTGGGAAGAGGGAATTGTCGAGAGAAAATATCGAGGCGATCTGAAACGATCTAGTATAAGATATCAGGCTAGCCAAGAAACAACGAATGAAAATGTTACAATTTCCAACTATCTTAGTATAGTGTCCGACCGATATGCACTTCGACATATAGAAAATATGCGCTATATCGTTGTCCGCGGCACTAAATGGAAGATCGAATCAGTGGATCCAACACAATATCCTAGATTACTAATAAATGTCGGAGGTATTTACAATGCGTGATAGAACATCATTTCATGAAGTACTTGTCGAAGCTTTAGGATCTAGAAATGTGTATTTCAATCCACCAGAAACATTAAAATTAAAGTATCCATGTATTGTATATTCTGCTCCAGCGGACGATGTTAAACGAGCAGATGATAAGATATACAATAGAATGATGCAATACAATGTAACTGTCATCGATAAAGATCCTGACAGTGAAATAAGTTCGAGAGTAGCTGAACTAGATTATTGTAAGTTCACTAGATCTTTTGTGTCCGCAAATATGTATCATTTTGCATACAGAATTTACTATTAAACAAGGAGGACTAATCATGAAGTTAGTTTGGGATAAGTCTGGGGAAAGACGTTACGAAACTGGCGTTAAGAAGGGCGTTCTTTATCCATTAGTTGATGGTGCATATCCTCAGGGTTATGTATGGAACGGCCTTACAGGAGTTTCTGAGTCTCCATCAGGAGCAGAGGAGACTAAGCTTTGGGCTGATGATATTAAGTATTTATCACTTTATTCAGCTGAAGAGTTCGGAGCTACAATTGAAGCATACACATATCCAGAAGAGTTTGAAGCTTGTGACGGATCTGCTACAATCGCTCAGGGTGCTGTAATCGGACAGCAGGCAAGAAAGCCATTTGGTCTTTCATATGTTACTACAGTAGGAAATGATGAGGATGGAGCTGCTCATGGTTATAAGATTCATCTTATCTATGGTGCTACAGCTAAGCCTTCACAGAGAGCTTACAAGACTGTAAATGATTCACCAGAAGCAATCACATTCTCATGGGAAGTTGGAACAGTTCCTGTTAATGTACCAGGATTTGACAAGCCAACTGCAAACATTGTCATTGATTCAACAAAGGCTACAGAGGCAGGTTTGAAGGCATTAGAAGATGCTCTTTATGGAACTGCTGAGAAGGAAGCATACTTACCTTTACCAGAGAAAGTTATCGAGCTTCTTAATACAAAGCCAACACCTTAATAGGTTAGTTAGTAAAAATATTCAAAATGGGGGCTTGTTTAGTTTTCAGGCCCCCAAATATTTTTTAGTTAAGAAGGAGGAACAATTTATATGTTAACTAAGACATTTACATTTACAGATTTGGATGGCAACGAGAGAGTTGAGGAGCATTGCTTTCATTTAACAAAGGCTAAACTTTTTGAGATGGAACTTTCTGCAAAGGGTGGTCTCGACAAGTATATTAGTAGAATCGTTATGGAGCAGGATACTCCTAAGTTGGTAGACCTGTTTAAGGACTTAATTAAGATGTCATATGGAAAGAAGTCTGAAGATGGTAGAAGATTCATTCAGAGCGATGAGATCTTTAATGAGTTTGCCCAGACAGAGGCTTACTCTCAGTTGTTTATGGAATTAGCAACTAACGCTGATGCAGCTTCTGCATTCGTTAATGGTATTGTACCACCAGACATTGCTCAGGCAGCAGGAAATATTCAGATTGATCCTAAGACTGCTAAAGTAATTAATTCAGGAGATGTTTCAGCTATGGCTCCAGCATCAGTATAAAATAAGGAGTTGATATGCTTACAGTTAATGTAAAAGGACGTGAATTGTTTGACGAAGCTAACATGTCATTTTCAGTTACGAAAGACTGTGAGCTTCACTTAGAACATTCATTAATATCGATATCTAAATGGGAGAGCAAATGGCATAAACCGTTCTTATCAAATAAAGATCAAGTGACAACTACCGAGTTGTTAGATTACATAAAGTGTATGACTCTTGATAAAAATGTTGATCCAAAGGTTTATATTGCTCTCGCCAATGATGTCGATGCTATTAAATCTATAAATGATTACATACAAGATCCAATGACAGCAACTTGGTTTTCCGATAAGAAAAAAGGACGAGATTCAGAAGTGATCACATCTGAGTTGGTGTACTATTGGATGACTGCATACAATATTCCATTCGAGTGTGAAAAATGGCATATAAACAGATTGATAACATTGATCAGAGTATGCAGTGAAAAGAATAACCCAGATAAAAAGAAAATGGGTATAAATGAAACAATGAGTCAAAATCGAGCATTAAATGAAGCTCGAAAGAAAGCATTACATACGAGAGGTTAAGATTATGGGAAATAAAGAAAATACAAATAATCAGACTGAGGAACAGGTTAATGACGTTGTAGCTGAAACAGAAACAAGTAAAGCTTCTGAGCCTGCAAAGGAATCACCAAAGAATGATGACAAGAAAATTCAAAATAGGGAAGAAGTAGATGATTCAGTTTACAGCAAAGTTGCGCTTCAGGTTAAGTCTGGACAGTTTGGAACTGGCGAAACATTGAAGAATGCGATCATCGCTAAGGGTTTGGACTACAATAAGGTCATGAAGATGGCTAAGTAATTATATTTAATCGGAGTAACGATGAATGATTTCATTTAAAGCAGAGGGGGATTGGTCAAAAACTGACAGTTTTTTAGAGAAAGCCCTAGAAGTTGTTCATCTAGGCAATCTCGATAAATATGGAAAAATGGGTGTCGAAGCTTTGGAAAAAGCGACGCCTGTTTATACTGGTTTAGCTTCTAGTTCATGGTATTATGAAATCGAAAGACATGGTGACACTGTAGAGCTTATATGGTGTAACTCAGATATAGAAAATGGAAAAAATGTAATCGACTTACTAGTTAACGGACATTCTACAAAACGAGGTACATTTGTTCAAGGAAATGATTTTATAACGCCTGCACTAGAACCAGTATTCAATGAAATAATTGAAGGCGTTGGAAAGGAGGTTAAGAGCTTATGAGTGATTCAGTTGATGAGAAGGTTGTTCGAATAAAATTCGACAATGAAAAATTCGAGCAAAAAGTAAAAAACACAATGCAGTCTCTGAAGAACTTAAAAGAGTCTCTTAACTTCGAAGGCGCTGCAAAAGGACTTGAGAATTTTGAAAGAGTTGCTAATTCTTTTAAATTATCTCATATAGAAGATAGCTTAAATGTTATCGAAAAGCGATTCTCTACTTTGGGAATTATCGGGGCGTCGGTCATTAATAATTTGACGACGTCTGCTATGGGAGCTTTGTCTAATGCTGGAAATGCCATAGAAAACATGATATCCGGTGGAGGTCTAAACAGAGCTCAGAATATTGAAAAAGCAAAGTTCCAGTTGAATGGTCTTGGAATAGCATGGGAAACAGTATCTGATGATATTGATTTCGCTGTTAATAAGACTGCTTATGGACTGGATGCAGCAGCTTTGGCCGCTTCTACTTTGGCCGCATCTGGCGTTGCTATTGGCGATTCTTTCAAAACGATAACCGATCCAAGAGATGGCGTTGAGAAGCAAATAAGCCATATGGCTGTTTCTTTGAAAGCTATTTCTGGTGTTGCTGCACAGACTCAGAGTGAATATTCTGATATAGCCAACATATTCTCAACTGTAGCTGGTCAAGGTCAACTGATGACAATGCAGTTACGTCAGCTTGAAATGCGTGGTATGAATGCTGCTTCTATTATTGCAGAACATATGGGCATGTCTGAAGCTGAAGTCAGAGAGGGACTTTCAAAAGGTCTTGTTGACTATGAGACATTCGCTGAGGCAATGTATGATAAGTTTGCAGACCATGCTTCTGACGCTAACAATACACTTAATGGTGTACTTGCTAATATCAGAGCCGCATTTGCAAAAATTGGTCAGTCATTCTATACTCCTCTTATTGAAAACGAAGGACCATTAGTAAAGTTCTTGGATAAAATAAGAGGATATGTAAATGAATTAAAGAAAGACATAGAACCTAAAGATGGTGAACCGACATTAATCGGATCTTTGGTTAGTATGTCTAAAGATTTTATAGCTATAGCAGATGACCTATTCAGTAAATTAGATCATTCAACTTTAGGATCATGGCTTAATAGTTTACACGAACCAATCGACAGACTTCATGAAAAAGTCATGGATATGTATGACTCAATATGGGGTGTCGAGAAGAAAACCAAAGTAACAGCGACTGAATGGTCTAACATATCTAAATTGTTAGGAGCTGATTCAGATAAACTTAGAGACTCATTTATTCAAATGGCTAGAGATAACGGAATAGCCATTGATGAGATGATAGCCAGTACTGGCTCATTTGAAAATTCTTTGAATAACGGTTGGTTATCAGTTGATGCATTTGAGCAAAAAATAAATGAGCTTAAAAGTGGAGTTTCTGATACTGCAACATCTCAGGAAGATCTCAACAAGGTTCTCGAAGAATATAGTGCCGTCGTACATGATGTATGGATGGGCAAGTATGGCGATGACGACGTACGAAGAAAAAATCTTACAGATTTAGGATATGAAGCATCGGTAATTCAGGAACTTGTTAATAAGGGCCAGGATTATCAACTAACTCTTGATGATATTGCATCAGTTACTGCGAATTTATCTGGAGAGAATGCTGTTACTTCAGAGTCACTAGATGGATTATCAAAAGCGTTAAACGATAATTCGGAAGCTATCGATAAAAATCTTAGAAAATCGAAAACTGAATTGAGTGTCGCTGAGAAATTTCAGAAAACATTCGATAATATAGTAGCTACAGCAGATTGGGTAAGAGCAGCTATCTCTGCCGCATGGTTCGTCATGTTCGGTGGTGAAAAAGATAGCAAAAATATATTAGATAGCATTGCAACTACACTATATAACATATCTGATGTTATTAAAAATGATATCAAAAGTAATATCGGCGATCTAACAAATACTTTTAAAGGTTTGTTTGCAGCTGTAGATATTATCAGGATCGTATTTGTCGACATTATAAATCTTGTAAGAATGACATTTGCCAAAGTTACTGGCGATGCTAACATGTCAATACTTGATTTAACCGGTGGCATAGGAGAACTTATTGTTCAGTTCCACGATTGGCTTGAGTCGTCACCATTTATTGCTGATGCTATCGATAAAATATCGAGTGCTATCGCATTTGTCATTACAAAAATAAATGATTTACTCGGACTCACTCCTAAGATAAAAGATAGTACTAATAAAGTTAGTATATTTAGTAAGGCTTGGGAGAAGCTGAAAACGGTAGTTACGGTTGTTGCTGGTGGACTGGCCGCAATCGTCATGTCTTTAGTTTTAGCAGTTAAAGATCTTATAGAAGCATTCAGAGAAATGGACGGCTTCTCATTCGATAACGTTACAAAAGCCTTTGATAATTTCAAGAAAAAGTTAACTTCCGATATCAATGGTAAAATAAACGTCGAATTTGGTCTAGCTGATAAATTAGACGAGCTCAATGGCAGAATGCATGAGAAATACTTTGCTATTACTCAGGGAGCTGGCGAATTCAAGAATCGAATCACAGATATATTTGCTAATATATTTGGAAGTTTCGATTTGGATTCTATCATGGATGGCGCCGGAACATTGGTTACAGTATGGTCATTCACAAGAATGGTTAAAGCTCTTAAATCAATAAATCCAGTAGAGACATTCAACAACGTTCTTGGAGCAGTAGCAAAAACTGTAACAGAATATGGTCGAATGTTAAAGTCTAAGGAAGTAATGTTTATCGCAATCGGTGTTGGTATATTATGTGCTTCTTTGGCTTTGCTGATTCATACTATAAAAGATGTACCATTGTCAGATTTGGCAACGGCCGTCGGCATTATTGCTGGATTAGCCATAACTTTAACAGCATGCTTTATAGCTCTGCAAAAACTTAGCGATTCATCAGCTATGTTTACAGCAAGCAAAGGCAAAGGTGTTACTGGAAGTATTAGTGGTATTGGCTTAACTATGTTCGGTCTTGCTGCTAGTTTATTAATGATAGCATTGGCTATAAAGCAACTTAAAGACGTTGGTTTTGGCGATGCTATTAAATACATGATAGTTATATTAACCGCTGCTGCAGGAATGCTTGTAATGGTTAAACTATTGGGTGTTGAATCTGCTGCTACTATACCTAGTCTTGGAACTATACTTGGTTTCGCGGCTGGATTATATGTTACCGTGCTAGTGCTTAAGAAACTGGGCGAAATGGATTGGGAAACTGTAAAAGATGGACTAATCCGAATGATTCCTATATTTGCAGCACTCGAAGCGATAATATGGTCAATTAATAAAGGCAGCATAAACGGCAAGACGACAAATCAAGCTGCTAGTGCATTCAAGGGCATTGCATTGATGTTCTTAGCTATAACAGCATCTATTTATATTCTAGGACGCATGGACAACGAGGTATTACAGAAAGGTCTTGGAATAGTAACAATCTTATTGTTAATGATCGCTGGTTTAGGCGCGGTTCTTAATCTTACATCTAAGGAATTAGAACCAGGAAAGATTGCACAAAGCAAAGATGTCTATACAGGAATAAGCAAGTTGTTAATCAGTATTGCTGGTACTGTATTCTTATTGGGTAATATGAATCCAACTAGAATGTGGCAAGGTGTAGGCGCTATAGGTATAATATTAGCTTTCTTAGCTGCTTTAGGCGCATTTGCTAACTTCAAGTTGAAAGGTACTGCTTTAACAGTATCTATGGTTAAGACTATGACTAGTCTTATAGTATCGATAGCAGTATCATTAGTACTAGTATCCAACTTATGCAGAGATCCAGCTAGACTGTGGTCTGCAGTAGCCGCTATTGGAATTATATTGTTCGCATTGGCTGCATTATCAGGAGGATTAGCTAAGGTTAATCTGAAAGGATTTGCGAAAGCTAATGTTCTTAAAAATGCTATTATAGCTATAGGCATGCTAGTTGTCGTAGCTGGTGCTTTATGGGCATTATCCACATTTACTAATCCGGAAAATCTTATAGCTAGTTGCATTGCTATTGGTGTTGTGTTTGCCGAGGTTATTGCAGCTTTACTTGTACTATCTGGTATATCAAGCATAGCACCACAAGCCGGAATGGGCGTTGCATTATCACTACTTTTATTAGGCGGAGTCGCTTTAATATTAGGAGCACTGGTACATTTTACAAGCGTTGACGAATGTAAGACAATCGTTGAGATGCTAGCTGCTCTTTTCGCATCTTTAATAGTCACACTAGTTGTGCTAACTGGTGTTGGAGCAGTGGGAGAACTAGCTATAGCCGGAATTGCACTAATGGATATCCTACTCCTTGATATAATCGGCATGCTAGCACTTATAGGAGCTATAGCAAACGATTCAAAAGCAGTTGATAAAGGACTAGAAGTTCTTCAAAAAGTTGCAGATGGTATTGGAAAAGCGATAAGTATGTTCTTAGAATCAGCCGCATCTTCTCTTCCAGCTATAGGTGATTATATTAGCCAATTTATATCTAATATCGAACCAGCCATAAGTCAACTTTCAGAAATGAAAGATGCGAATGTGGGTTCAGCATTGAGTGGAATAGCTGACATCATAGGCACATTGATGACATTCAAAATAGGGGATCTTCCAACAGAAGAAGAACTTAAGTCTCTGGCAGAACGACTTGGACAAGTATCATATATGATTATACTCATGTATGCAATGTTCAAGAATGCTGGTTTTACTACCTTCGGTCTTGCTAAAAAGATGTTTAAGAATGTTGCAGAAGCAATGGGATCGCTCAATGAGATGATTTCACAAATAACTGGCAACGGTGATGGCGATGTATGGAAACGCGGCGCTAGAGATATATTAAACTATTCAAAAGAAGATATGACTACTTTGGCTGAACGATTAGGACAGCTAGGTTATATGCTAATTTTGATATATAACGAGTTCTCTAATGCCGGATTTAAGAACTTTGGACTGGCAAAAACCTTATTCCCTAATATAGCTGATGCTATGAAAGGATTGAACACACTAGTGGCTCAACTAACAGGCAATGGTGATGGCAACATGTTCAAAGAAGGTGTTGCTGCTCTTAGGCAATACACCGAAGAAGACTTATCATTGGTTGCTGAACGTTTGGGTCAGTTAGGTTATATGTTGATTGTAATATATAACGAGTTTTCTAATGCAGGCTTCAAGAACTTCGGATTAGCAAAAACCTTATTTAAAAACATAGCCACAGCAATGAAGGACTTAGGCGAATTTGTATCTGAGGTAACTGGAGGGGTATTTAAAAAAGGTCTAGCAGATCTTGCGAGCATTGATGCAATAACACTGGCTGATGCTGCAACTAAATTAGGAGCATTAGGCTTCATGCTGATAGTATTTTACAGAATGTTCAATGCTGCTGGTTTTGTAGATTTTGGAATGGCCCAGAAGTTATTCCCGAATGTATCAGCTGCAATGGATGGTCTTGCTGATATGTCAGCTCATGCACAGATGGTTCCTTGGGAGTCATTGGCGGCTATGCCTATTGAAGTATTCCAGAAAGCTGGAACTAATATGGCTGCTTTAGGTCTTATATTAGTTGCATATTGGAATATATTTGGTGAAGCTGGATTCAAGACATTTAGCGAAGCTAAGAAGATGTTTGCTAATACCGCAGACGCATTTGATAGCTATGTAGTACTATGTCAAAAACTTCTAGATAATTCTAGTGTTCTTGCTGGTGTTGCTGATACTATAAAGACTGAGTCGATCGCAGCTGTCGGAAATACATTAACGACATATGCACAAACTATGGTTGATGTAGGTCTTATAGCCAAAGACATTGATAATGGCGCGTTTGATTATTTAGCTGGTGCAACTGACAAATGGACTAAGCTATTTGACAATCTTCCAGATGAGGGTGCTCGTAAATCATTACTCGACGTGGCAGACACAATAAAAGAGTACTCTACAAGGGTCGCTAAGATAGATTTCGATAGCTCTAATACTGCTATGCTTGAAAGTTTTGCAGGAGCGCTTGATGCTGTTTCTGATAAAATTAAGAAAGCTGCAGATAAAGCTAATGAAACAATGAAGTCATTTGCTAATGGCTTGGTTAGCATATTTAAAGAGAATACCAGCAAACCTTTTAAGGAAGCTACTGATGCATTCTTGAGTCAGATTGCAGGTACAATATCAAAAAATAAGACCATAACGTCAAATTTGACATCGTTATCAACACGAATGGTTTCTTCGTTTAACCAAAACGGAAAATTGTCAAATCAGGCTAATAGTTCTGGTAGATATTTTGCAGACGGAATCGCTCAGGGTGTTGAAAACAATTCACATAGAGCTGTAAACGCTGCTAGAAATCTAGGTATTGACATGAAGAAAGCGTATAACAAAGCAGTTAAGATCAAGTCACCATCTAGAGAAATGCGTAAGTCTGGTGGATTCTTTGTAGAAGGTATCATTAAGGGTGTATATGATAAATATTCAGAAGCGCTTGATGCTGTTAGAGATCTCGGTAGAGATTCAATTAACATCTTTACAAACGCAATGGCTGCTATAAGTAACATATTACCTGAAGATATAGAATTAACACCTACAATAACTCCAGTAGTGGATATGAGCAACGTCAGAGCATCTGCTGGACTTATCAAAGATACTTTCGGAACTGTAGGATTCGGTTTAGACCAGTATGCTATGGATAATATCGATAGTATAAACATTGGAGTTTCCGCACTTCAAAATAAGGGAAATTCAGAAGTTGTTAATGCAATTGACAAACTTAGAAGCGAGATTTCTAATCTCAATAGTAATACATACAACGTTGATGGTATCACATACGACGACGGATCTAATATATCAGACGCAGTACAGACTTTGGTTAGTGCTGCTAGAGTGGAAAGGAGGGCTTAAAGCATGAGTGTTGGAGTTGAAGGACTCTCAATATACTATGATGGTGAATCTAGAGATGGCACATATTTGTGTGGTTTCTGGTTACCATCGTCGTGGAGAAATCAATTCTCGCCGCAGTATCAGAACTTGGAAAAGTTTACTGTCAAATGGGAATATTTCCAATTTCCGACTGGTTGGCATCATGGAGCTATAAATACTGTAGATCGTGATGCACCACATGCAGGAGAAATTTTCTACTATGAAAATGCTTACAAACCTCCTAAATCCGCTCTTACTATTAGGTGTTTTGTATTACCAGAATGTAAGGTAGACGCTAAAGTAAACTGTAATTATGTATATGGAACATTTGCAAGTCCAACATGGCCGGACTGGGTTGGTAGTCGAGAAGTTTCTATAGTAGAGACAAATCAGCCTGCCAAACCGTCAGTTCCGACTGTTACACTTAGAAGAGATGGAGTTACAGCTGATATCAAAGTCAATGGGTATCAGCCAGATACTCCAATATACAATCAGTATGCAGCAGCTCTAGAATTCCAAATAATGAATTTGGCAAGGCCTAATAATCCATATTCAATTTATGGCTATTCGATAAAGAAACAGACTGATTACTTGGAGCCATTAGATATGGCTGCAGTTGCTACATTAGCTCAAAATACGAAGTATAAAGTTCGTTCCAGATCGTGGATTGTGAATTCATCAAATCCTAATGTGAGATACAATTGTAGTGACTGGACTGAATGGACTGATCAAATACTCACCAGGCCGTCCTCTCCTACCATGGTATATGCGGAGGCAAAATCAGAAACTGCAATATTGGTTTCTTTAGTACCTATAGGACAAAAAGATTCTTCTCAACCTCCAGCTGATCTTAGTATTATATTTGAGTATACCAAAGAGAAGGATTACTTTGAGAATAATGCTCAAGGTGTAAGCTCTGTCACAGTAAAGAACAAATGGTATACTGAATTGACTGGATTGGAGACTGGTAATAAATGGTACATAAGAGCTAAGTATACTAATAGTGGCGGCGAATCTGGATATTCTCCAATCATAACCGCTATCACAGGAAAGATACCGTCTGAGCCAACAACATGGTCGCTGACAACTACTGCACATGCAGGAGAAGATTTAGCATTATATTGGACTCATAATTCAGAAGATGCATCAACGCAATCCATGGCTCAGGTATCCATGACTGTAAATGGCCAAACAAACATAGTTACTGTACAAACGCCGGAAAGAAAAGAAGACAAGGTATACAATTATATTATACCAGCCGGAACATATCAGGAAGGTGCTACAGTTAAATGGAAAGTTAGAACCAGAGGTGTTTTGGTTACTGGCGGAACTGGAAACGATGGATACTCAGATTGGTCTATAGAGCGTACTATAAATATATATGCTCAGCCTACTTCTAGATTATATTTGGAAAATGGAGATGTAGTTCAGTCGTATCCGTTGAATTTTGCCGCAGAGATAACACCACGAACTCAACAGCCTATAGGCTATTCGCTGACAATAACAGCTAATGAAGACTATACAATAGTTGGTAATGATGGCGCTGATCAAATAATATCTAAGGGAACAACAGTTTACAATAGATATGAAAATATCAACCATATAACAGTTGCTGATCCTGGCTATTTGTTGAGAGTTCCATTATATCCTGCTGATTTGCGATTGGGTAATAACGCATCTTATACAGCTAACATTGAAGTGTCTATGAATGTTGGTCTTGTTGCTTCTAGTAGCATGACGTTTACAACAAACATACCATCTTCAGAAGTCGTACCGCAAAGTAGAATGTCATATGATCCATCTACTTATTCAGTTAGACTCATACCATATGCTACAAATGCTGCCGGTGATCAATTAGCTGAAAACCGTGTACTGTCTGTATATCGTATGGAATACAATGGCGAATTTACGCTCATACAAGATGGTGTTGAGAATAATGCTTCTACTGTGGTTACAGATATGCATCCATCGCTAAGCAGAGCTAAGTATAGAATAGTTGCTGTTGACACAGAAACAGGTGATGTGGATTTTGGAGATATGGCTCCTTATCCTATAGATGAATCATCTATAATAATCCAGTGGAATGGAAAGGTTCAAACTATTGATGCTGAAGGTATGGAAAACCTTACTCAAGACTCAATAGCGCAGCCGATATTCTCTGGAATAACACTTAAATTACCATATAATATTAACATACAGGAATCGAATACAAAAGATGTATCATTCGTACAGTACATTGGACGTAAGAGACCTGTTAGTTATTATGGAACACAACTTGGAGAGAAATCAACATGGGGTTGTTCTATAAGTAAGAAAGACGAAGAGACTTTACAAAAATTAAGAGAACTTGCAATATGGACTGATAACGTCTATGTTAGAGAACCATCTGGAATGGGTTATAACGCTTCAGTTGAGGTTTCATTTAGTAAATCTTATAACGAAACAACCATCCCAGTAACAATTAACATTACAAGAGTTGAAGGAGGACCGTAAAATTATGAGCGTGGATTGGCTGGCGTCAATGACGCATACTTACGAATTCTATATAGTAGATCCTGTCACATGGGGCGATAAGATGCGAATTGACACAGTCACTGCATGCTCTATAAGATACGACGACTCTGTAGAAACTCTGGCAACTGCATCATTTACACTAACCGAAGAGATCGGAGAAGTGTATGTAAGAGTATATATGGTTGTCATTCAAAATGGGGTAAAAATGAGAATTCCATTAGGTACATTTCTAGCCACATCACCGAATGTTTCATTTGATGGTAAGGTGAAAAGTGTATCTATAGAATCATATTCCCCACTACTTGAATTAAAAGAGAAGTATACTCCTATTGGATATACGGCTCCAAAGAATCAAGAAATATTACCGCTCTTAGCGACACTATGCGAAGAAAATATGCGTAGTCCGGTTTTAAAACCATCATTTAAGAGTGATAAATTTCAAGATGATTTTATAGCAGGCGGTGATGAGACGTGGCTTAGTTTTATAACAGCTGCGTTAAAAGCCGCTAACTATAAATTTGAATTTGACGAAAACTTTAGGGTAATGTTCGCTCCTGTTCAGGACGTAAGATCATTACAACCTAAATGGATATATAACGATGATAATAGTTCAATCTTGCAACCGCAAATAACTATTTCTAGAGATCTATATGGAATACCAAATGTGGTAGAAGTTGTGTATTCGAGATCTGGAAATGCCAATTCTGTTATGCGTTCGGTCGTTAAAAATGATGACCCTTCGAACCCGCTATCTGTTCAAGCTAGAGGCAGAGAAATAGTATACAGAGAAACATCACCGAACATAATCGGTATACCTACTCAAGAGTATCTGGATGATTATGCCGAGAAGTTACTTAGAAAGAAATCGTCTTTGGAATGTTCTTTAAGTTATACTCACGGCTATTGTCCAGTTAGAGTTGGTGATGCGGTGTTGTTGAACTACAATAGACTTGGCTTGTTGAATGTAAAAGCCAAAGTAACATCACAAACATTGACTTGTGATTCTGGTGCACAGGTAAGTGAGACCGCAGTCTTCACAACTGAACTCTGGAATCCATTTACTTCAAAATAGGGTAAAGATATTAAGAAAGGGATAACTAATGTTTTATGTATTAAGTCCTGATGTTGGATTAAGATATTTTACAGATATTGGATATTGTTATATTAGAAAGCATGCTGGAAGAACAAGACCAAGAGGCCTTACTGAAGAAGAATATGAGCTATTAAGTACTGTTTGCGACGGCAGACATCTGATAACTGAAGATCAGGAAAGAATCCTGCATAAGTTCGAATTCGACAATGTTATCACAGCATATGATGATATCTTGCCCGTCTTACAGTATAAATGGCAAAACATAAAAACAAATAATAGATATGTTTCCGAAATGGAAGTATCTATAACTCAGAGATGTAATTACAATTGTATGTACTGTTTTACTACTGCAGATGCAGCGCCATTAACAGATTCATTTACACTTGATGAATTTGACGACTTAGTTGGTCAGGCTTTAGACTGTGGATTCAATAGTTTTGCTTTTACTGGTGGAGAACCTATGGTTCATAAGAACTTTAGAGAAATGATCCAGGCTGTTTACTCTAGAGGAATGACTGTTTCCGAGATAATGACAAACGGCAGTCTGATAACTGACGAATTTATAGATTGGCTTAAAAATATGTACTACTTACCTAGATTCTGTATTTCATTTGACGGAATAAATGGTAAGCATGACATGATTCGTCAGACACACTCTGAGAATATTGTACTTGATAACATCAGAAAACTGTTGAAAAAAGGTTTTAAGGTTAAAGTTACATATAACCTTAGTAAATTTAATCTGGATGAACTTAGAGAAACTACTAAGATTTTAGAAGAAATGGGTGTTGACGAGTTCCGAATTGCTAGAACAATGCCAGCACCAAAATGGCACAGTTTTGCTCCGGGAACAGAAATAGATCATGAAGAGTGGATTAAGATTGGACTGGAATATTGTGACTGGTATATGAAAGAAAACATCCAAATGGATCTGGATTTCTGGAACTTAGCAGCTATAATTCCCGGCGATAGAACACTTGGACTTAGTAATATTAGAGGCTGTCATTGTAATCGAGATACTGATAAAGATCAGCCTTTGTGTCCACTGACTGTTGAGAGAATATGCGTTATGGGAAATGGTGGTATGACACCTTGTCAGCAGGTAAGTGGTATTCTCAAATATGAAGGTATTGATCTTGGAAATGTTAAAGAGACACCACTTAGTGAATTGCTAGTAAATAGTGAATTCTCAAAAGTTATATATTCTACAGTTGAAAGTAGAAAAGATCATCTAGAAGAATGCAAGAATTGTAAATATTGGGAATGGTGTCTTGGTGGATGTCCTATTATATGTTGGAACTGGAGACACGATAAAGGAGATAAATTCCCATATTATCTAGATGAGACGAAATGCGCGTTCTTTAAGAATGGGTATTATGAAAAGTTTAAAGAGATAGCTGATAATAACAATTATATTTTACATGGAGGTGATCTCTATGCAACTATCGGATGAAATAATCAATGCGTTTGTTAAGACTTTGCCTAATGGCGAAAAAGACAATAGTAATGGTTATGAATTATATTATGGAACAGTTAAGGTTTCTAATGGTAAAACTAGTGTTATATTAGATGGATCGCCTGTTGAGACACCATTGAATTATTTAACAATGGGTGCTGAAAATGGTGATAGAGTTACTTGTATTATAAAAGATCATTCTTTGATAGTTACAGGTAATTTAACTCATCCATCTGAGGGAATGACTACTAAGTACATCGAGACTATGACTGTTTTAGCGCAGGAAGCAGCTATAGGAAAACTTATAGCTACTGAGGGTGACTTTACAGAGCTTACAGCTGATTCAGCTTTTGTAAAAAGGTTAATGTCTGATCAAGTAGGTGCGTCTATTTTAACAGCAGATGAAGCATTCGTTGGCTCGCTGCAGACACAAATAGTAACAGCAGATAAGATTAAAGCTATGCAGGCTGAAATCGGTTACGTTGATGCAGAGACTCTAGAGGCTAATTATATTGATGCAGAGACGATAAAAGCTAACTATGTCGATACCAAGACATTACATGCTAATTATATTGATGCTGAGACATTAAAAGCTAACTATGTTGATACAGAGACATTAAAAGCTAATTATGTTAATATAAAGACATTAGAGGCTAATTATATTGATGCTAATACAATAAAAGCTAATTATGTCGATACAAAGACGTTAAAGTCTGATTATATTGATGCTAAGACGATAGCAGCTAACTATGTTGATACAGAGACACTAGAGGCTAATTATATTGACGCTAAGACAATAGCAGCTAACTATGTTGATACAGAGACGTTAGAGGCTGATTATATCGATGCAGAGACGATAAAGGCTAATTATATGGATGCGGCGACAATAAAAGCCGGCTATTTACAAGCTGACATGGCAAATTTAAAAATAGTAGAAGCTACAAAAGCATCTATCGCTACTTTATTAGCTAATATAGCGTTGGTCAAAAATGCAACAATTAGTCAAGGGCATATAACTGGAGCATTGGACTCTGTTACATTAAATGCTAATTATATTACAGCTGGTAGTTTGAGTGTTGATAGATTATATATCAACGGATCTGATGGAAAACCAAGACTTGTTAAATTTGACTCAAGTGGAAAACCAGTAGCTACTACTATTGACGCATCTATTTTAACTGATAGAACGGTTACCGCTGATAAGATCGTAGCTAACAGTATTACGGCTAACGAGATAAGCACTGACTTTATTACAGCGTTTAGAGCGGATATTATGCAGACAGTAACTGAGCATCTAGAAGCAATTGATGCTGAGATTCAGAATCTTATATCTGGTGATACTACTATAACATCGTTGACAGTAAAGTCGAATGCATCAATCGGTGGTAAATTAACAGTAACTGGGTCTACGATTCTTAAAGGATCTGTAACCATGAATTCAACTTTAAACGTTGACGGAGCCCTTACAGCAAAGTCTCTCAAATTGGCAACTCCGTTACCAGAAACATCTGGCGGTACTGGGGTTAATAACTTTAATAATCTGTTTAAAATATTTAGAGATCGCGACTATAGGTTGAACTATACTCGTACCAATCTAATAAATCCAACCGCACAGACACAGACAAAAAATGGTGTTACACTCACTAATAATGGGGATGGCACTTATACAGTTAATGGTACAGCTAGTGAGTGGACTTTTTTTAACTTAAATTATGTTAACTCTAGTACATTGACCATACCCGTAGGAACATATAAGTTGACAGGAACACCAACTCCCAATGGCCAAAAAGTCCGAACTCAAGTAGTGACACCGGATAAAGTAATCGGTACTAATCAAAATGACTACGATGGAACTATATTTACAGTCCAACAAGGTACTGCCGCCACCTGGGTTAGGATTGCCATCGACAAAGGTTATACAGCTAACAACCTCTTGTTCAAGCCAATGATAACAACAGACCTTAATGCAACATATGGTGATTTTGTACAGTATTCCGGACCTGGTGAATTAAATGAGAATGTAGCGGAGATTTATAAGGTTTCTGATAGAGTTTCAGATGAAACTCATACCAATCTAATAAATCCAACTGCACAGACACAGACGGTCAATGGTGTTAAATTCACTAATAATGGAGATGGCACTTATACTGTTAATGGTACGGCTAGTGCAGAAGCGCTTATCGTACAACCTAAATATTTAGACTTAACGCCACTTCGTAACAAAGACATAAAAATTGTGGGGTGCCCTTCAGGTGGAGGAGCAAGTAAGTATCAATTTAATATTAATATTTATGATGGCTCAGGCACAAACATTGGTTCTACGGTAGATTTCGGAGAAGGAAAAACACGCCATGTACCAAGTAATGCCCATAAATGTAATATCGTAATGGTTGTCCGAAACGGTTATACAGCCAATAACCTCCTCTTCAAACCAATGATAACAACAGACCTAAACGCAACATATGACGATTTTGTACAGTATTCAGGAGATGGCGAGTTAAATGAGAATGTACAGAAGATATATCGTAAACAGAGATATGTGTTTATAACGACCAACGAAATATCTGCCACATACAACCCTATGACGATTGCGGAAGAAATGTTAGCAAAAAGAGGTAACGAAGTTGGTCCAGAACTAATGTATGTGGGTGTAAGTGATACACGTGGTTATGAACAATATGCTCCTGCTTCATATACTACATATGAAATTCGTAGAAGTACCGATACTGTAACAATAAATACTATAAGTTATAGCAATAACTTTTATTATACTAACGGTAGGTCAGCTGCTGGTAATTGGAAAAGTTGGAAAATAATGAGACCGACTGATGCTAAGCTAGATTCATCGTCTGAAAATCCAATAGCTAACAAGGCAGTTACAAACGAGTTTAGTAATATTACTAAAAGAACAGATTTCAAACAGGGACTATTAGATCTTGTATATCCGGTAGGTAGTATATACACATCTACAAAAAATGTTTCACCTGCAACTTTCTTAGGAGGAACTTGGACTAGAATAAAGGACACATTCCTATTAGCAGCTGGCGATACATATGCGGCGGGTACAACCGGAGGTTCTAGTACTCATACATTAACAGTTGACGAAATCCCATCGCATGCACATGGATTAAATAATCATGTTCATAGTATGAATGGGCATACACATGGTATACCAGCATTAAGTGGAACGGCACATAGTGAAGGTGGACATACTCACGGAACGTCTGGTAAATATAGATTAGGCGGTGTCGATGTTGGTAACATGGGTGTTGGCGCTGGTAATAGTTACACACTATCTAATCCATTCTTATCAAGTATTGGCGGTGGTGCACATACCCATTCAGTAACCACAGACGCAGGTACAACAGATGGGAATTCGACAGCATTTACTGGAGGGCCTATAAGCGGAGACACAACGAATACTGGTGGAGGAAAAGCCCATAGTATTATGCCACCATATAAAGTTGTATATGTATGGGAAAGAACTGCTTAGAAAGGGAAACAAAAATGGCATTACAAAAAGAAATAATGAACGAATTTGGTATTGTCGCTAACTATCATAGAATAAAGATGATAGAAAACAATAGCCCGATAATAAAAGTTTCTATATTCTCTTATGTGGATAAAAAATATAGAGAATTAGAAAAAAGTTTTGCTACAATCGAAGACGATTATCAAAAACAGACGGTGCTTGTAAATGAACTTGCCAATGACGAGACTAAGCAAGACGAACTACAAGATGCAATAAATGTATTAGAGGCTATTCAAGAAAAATTACCAAATTCTTATAAAAAATACCACGTATTCGAAACCACAATCGAAATAAAAAACGATGGTAAAGAAGAGGATATTTCATTCAGATTAGTATATGACAAATTGAAAGAAACTGAAGAATTTGCAGATTCTATCGATGTATAAAATCCGAAAAAAAAAAGAGTTATGAAAAATTGTAGATAATATATCTTAAGGAGACAATGAAAATGGATTTATATAGTATATACAATATGCTAAAAGATAATGGGGGCGCTATATCGATGTGGATATTTGTGGGCTTGACTATATGTCAGATAGCACCCATTAAAATTAATCCATGGTCATATATTCTCAGTTGGATAGGTCAAAAAGTCAATGTGGTTATAATGGACTCTATAGCAGCATTAAACGACAAAGTTGATGCTCAGGGAATAGAAATAAAAAAGTTAGCCACAGAAATAAGCGACAACAACGCTATGAATTCTAGATATAGAATCATACGTTTCGGTGATGAGATACTCATGGGCACTAGACATAGTAGGGATCATTTCGATCAGATACTTGTTGATATTGATGTCTATGAAGCATACTGTAAGTCACACCCAGACTTTATAAACAATAAGGGTCAGAATGCAATGGCTCTTATTCAAGAGACCTACCAGAAATGTCTACATGACAAGGATTTCTTATAAGGAGGAATAATAATGAAGAAAAAGTTAACAAACAAGCAGTATGATGTTTTGAAAGCTATTACATTATATGTATTACCTTTCTTAGGTTTCATATTGACTATGACTACATTAGTAGTTGACACATTTGATATTCCTAACGGGCCACAGATTGTTGCCCTAGTAACTGGCTTTAATACAGCTTTTGGTGTATTCATAGCCAAAGTAAGCGCCAATTATGCAAAAGAGCATGATATTCAAAATGAGGAAGAAATAGAAGAATAGGAGGTAACTATGTCATCTTATGTAATTAATAAAGACTATCCAGCTAAGCCTATTTCTTATGATGGAACTAGACCAGCACAGAACATTAAGTGGATAGTTATTCATGGTACAGGTAATACCACTGATAAAGATATTAATAACGCTAAGTACTTTAGTGCTTCAGGCGGAAATACTAGATATGCTGGTGCACATTATTTTGTAGATGATGCTGATAATGTAATCTATCAGTCAATCGACGATCTTAAGAACGCTAATGCTGTTGGTGGTGGACGTGTTTCTAATGCATATGGAGCAGCATCTAAATTTAGATTATGCACTAACTACAACTCTATATCGATCGAGATGTGTTCTGTTAATGGAGAGTATCAGGAAAAGACAATAGAGTTGGCACTAGAACTTACAAGAGACTTAATGTTTAAATATGGAATCGACATCGATCATGTAATTAGACATTGGGATGTTACTGGTAAGAAGTGTCCAGGCTGGAATGGATGGACTGGAGTTGATCAGAGTAAATGGCATGCTTTCAAGTACAGATTAGCTGATCTTGTCGCAGCTACATGGAAGGCACTCGCTGAGCTCAATGAGCAGAACCAGAAGAACCAGCCTGCACCTGCAGAAAAGAAGACTGAATGTGCACAGGCTCCAGCCAATGAGAAGGCTAATGTTACATATCAGGTTAAAATTAAGTCTGGAAAACTATATGGTACTGTAGTGGATGATACGGACTATGCTGGATGGGATAATGTTCTTTTATCAGACTTAGCAGTTAAACCATCTAAGGGTAAAATCATGTACAGAGTCCATGTTATGAAAGAGAAAATCAACGGTAAAACATACCCAGCTAAATGGCTTGGATGGATTGATACTTTCAATTGGAATGACTCTAACCATGGTTATGCTGGTATTGATGGAAGAACAATCGATGCTATACAGGCAAAGGGTGAAGGACTTGGTGGTTCTTTAATGTATAGAGTATCTACTACAGGAACACCTGGCTATCTTCCAACTGTAAAAGAAGATAGTGATTATGCTGGTATATTTGGTAAACCAGTGGATAAGATTCAATTTTGGGTAGAGTAGCAACTTTGTCCTTAGCAAGACATTAAAAGGCTATATTGCTTTCTACCTTCTTAAATATTTTTACCTGATGTGAGATTGTACGGGGGACTGATATCAGTCCTCTGTGTAGTCTTACAAGTAATTATATTTTGACTATTATTAAAAAAAACTAATTGGGAGTTGAGTTTTTGACGTGAATATTAGGAGTAGGTCACCTCCGTAGCATTCTATAATCGAATTTACCGGTTATGGAATGGACATAATCGCTGACCGTAGACAATTAACGGAGACTAGTATTACATAGCGCCTGTGAAATAACTCATGGGCGCTAATTATATTTGGAGATTTTATTATGGCTTTCAGAAAGTATAACGCACATCCTGATGAAGAAGATATGAATGACTGCGTTATAAGAGCAATATCAAAATTTTATGATGTATCTTGGGAAGAAGCATACCTAATGGTGATTCTTCAGGGATATAAAATGCACGTATTTCCTACGAATAGAAATGATGTATGGGGAACAATGCTACATGAAAGAGGATGCGAATTCGGGTATGTTCAAAACGTTTATCCTAATTGCATAACTGTAGAAAAGTTTGCTAACGATCATCCAAAAGGAAATTATATTTTAGGAACAACTACACATGCGATAGCTGTTGTAGATGGGGTTTACTATGACACTTGGGATTCCGGACAAGAATACCCTGTGTACTATTTTACTAAGAAGGGAGACGAGATTGATGATAGCACACAATAATCCCAATAATCAACAGGTTATGAAAAATAACAATTACATGATGAATCAGGCATCAACTACGATGTTCGGATTCGCTAACAATGCCGAAGAGGCGAAATTAATGAACCTAAATAGAGGGTATACACAGGCGTATATATTCGACCTCTATATGCCAGTATTCTATTATAAGCAAATAGATGCTAGCGGAGCGGTTATAGCTTTCGATACTTATGAGTACGATAAAGTTATACCACCAGAACCAGAAAAGCCTGTATCTCATGACGATTTAGCTGATATGGAACAGCGTATGATGTCTAAGTTCGAAGCTATGCTTGAGAACATGACAAACAATCGTCAGAATACACAAAATACTAATAAGGGAGACAAGAAGCATGAGTAATTCTATAATGATGGACAATATGCAAACTGATATGTTTACAGAGTTTGCTAAATTTAATGCTAACCCTCAGCAGTATTTATTAGAAAAGGGCTTACACTTAGAACCTGGTGCACTGGATAACCCACAGAAAGCTGTAGAATATATCATACAGACACATCAGGGTACTCCAGAACAATTAAATCAGTTTAAAACCATGCTTAGCATGTTTCATAATTAGGTACTAACTGTCGAGATGCGCATAAGACAGATATAGTATAAATATATTTTTAATTTAGCACCGGTACTTCAAAATAGGGAAGTATCGCTTACTGTCGTTCTAATTTGACAGTAGAAAGGAGTTATATTATGGGATTGAACGAATCCGGTAACAACTTAGTAATGCCAGTAGGTCCATATTACGGAAATGGAAATGGTTTCGGCGGAAACGACTGGTGGATTTTATTGTTCTTGTTTGCATTCATGGGCAATGGAAACTGGGGCAACAATGGTGGAGCAGGCGGTGTTCTGCCATACTTTACAGCACAGAATACAGATGCTACAGTTCAGAGAGGATTTGACCAGGCTGCTACTGCAGGTCAGCTTTCTGGAATTCAGACATCTTTAACTGATGGTTTTGCATCTGCTGAGGTTGCTGATTGCAATAGAGCAATGGCTAACATGGAGCGTTCATTCGCTTCTCAGACAGCACTCACACAGGGGATGAATGGTATTCAGTCTCAGCTTTCACAGTGCTGCTGCGAGAATCGTTTGGCTACATGCCAGACACAAAATGCTATTCTTGCTGAATCAGCTGCTACTAGAACTGCAGATGCTAATAACACTCGTGATATTATTGATGCTATCAACGCTAAAGGACAGGGTCTTATGGATAAGCTTTGCCAGTTAGAGCTTGATGGCTATAAGGCACAGCTTGAAGCTAAGAATGATCGTATTTCAGATCTTCAGACACAGCTCAACCTTGCTGGATTACAGGCTTCTCAGAATAAGCAGACAGCGGATATTATCGCTAATAATGCTGCTCAGAGCGCTTCTCTTAGAGAGCTTATTGCTCCACAGGTTAAGCCAGCATATATTGTTTCAAATCCTAACGGATGCAATTGTGGACAGATTAGTGCTTGCGGCTCTTTCTAGGAAGGAGGTGTTAGCATGAGAGAATTTGTCAATAATGCTGTACAACAGGTACAGTTAAATACGCCAATTTTATTTGACGCAACAAATTGTCAATGCTCAAACCGTGGTAGTAAAATCTATCATGATAATGGCACTGGCGGTTTTATCCTTTCTGGAAATAACGCATGCCCTAGATCTGATGGAAACGAATATCAGGTTACTTTCAATGGTAATATTGCTATTCCAACCGGAGGAACAGTTGGACCTATCGCTGTTGCTATAACAGTAAACGGCGAAGCAAAGCCAACATCTAGAGCAATATACGTTCCAGCAGCCGTAGATACTTACGGTAATGTAACATCAACAACAATAGTTAAAGTTCCAAAGCGTTGTGGATGCTTTACTGTTGCAGTAGAGTATGTTTCTGGTACAGATGATCCTACTGTTACACCAGCTCCAGTTATTAACGTGCAGAACGCAAACTTAACTATCGACGGAACAATAGCATAGAAAGGAGGCTGAATAGAATTGGATACTGTATGTATGGAAGCTAAAGAGAACCTGAAGAAAGGTTTAGCTAAGCTTAACAAAGAACCTGTTAATGATGAAAACGCAGAGTTATATCATTTGATAACTGAATCATTGTATCATTTAGAATTAGTAGAGGCTATGAAAAATGAGTACGGCTATTCCGGTGTATACTATGATGATGGAATGATGCGTATGCCTCATAATAGTTATGAAGGAAGAATGGACCAACCTAATGATGTTGGTTATTCTGAAGGCCGTCATTCTATGCCTAGATATTATTATAGCGGTCATATGGGAAAAGAACATATGATGACTGATTTGAAAGCTATGTTGGCAGACGCTGACACTGAGAAAGAAAGACGTATGATTAGAGACCTAATTGAAGATCTTCAGCAGCTTAAATAATAGTCGAAATAATATCAGCTAAACAAATTTAAAGGGACTCGAAGTTATATTTGGGTCCCTTATTGTTTAGTGCTATAATTTCAACTCCTATTTACTTTTTCGCAATATTTACAATGTATATTATGAGAAACTAGGTAACTAGAAATATAGGAGGAATTATATTATGATTAAATTAGTGATGGTTCTTATATTGTGTGTAGCAGCATACCAGGTAGCATGGTATGACGAAAACAAAACAAGAAAGGAACTAGAAGCAAAAGGGGTCGAATATTAATCGGCCTCCTATTTTTTTTTTTCGTATTATATTCTGGCTATTATATAGGAGGTGATACATTATGAAAATGGAAAAGCTATTATTTATTATGGTATTTGTATTAACCATATTAAGCTTATTAGCAGGATATTGGAGTATAAAGATCGTATGGTGCTGGGTGGCACTTATAGCGGGAATTATATTTGATAAATGCACTCCAAAAGATTGAGTCTGATTAATTTCAGACCCTTTCTTTTTTCGCAATTTTTACAGACTTCTATATGAGGAAATAAGCAGTAATGCTTAAAGGATTCACATAATTACTGGTTCAAGACCTTAGCAAGTCTATAAACTGCTAAAACTTTTTCGTAATTTATTCAGGTAGATATATAGGAGGTGAAAACAATGACCAAATTAGAATATGAAGTTAAACTAAACGATATTAAAAATAAAATAGAGGAGGCTGAAAAGAATGAAAATTGGATGCTCGCTAGATTATTAATATACGAGTATAATAGGTGGCTTTATATTGCAGAGTTGGACATTGCTAGACAAGAAGCAGAAAAAGAATTTGAAAGATACAAACGAAAGGTACGGAAAGAGTCTGATTGATTTCAGACCCTTTCTTTTTTTTTTTTCGTAATTTATTCAGGTAGATATATAGGAGGTGAATGATATGAGTAAAACAATTTTTCATACATGCGACATTTTTAATATTACGGATCAAAAAATAAAAATGGAATATTTTGATTTCTGTTATACAAAGGCTTTGGAATGTGGGCTTACTTGTACATGTAAGGACATTGGAAGCACACCAAAGCTCAAATTGGAAGGAACTAAATGGGAATTTGTAAAATACTATTTTTTGACGTTGACAAAATGTGACTGTAAATGGAAAGGTATTAAACGATTATTATCATTCGTATTGGAGCGGTCCTAACAAGGACTGTTCTTTTTTTTCGCAATTTTTGCAATGTATATTATGAGAAATAAACATTATAGTTTAAACGAAAGGATTAAAAAGGTGATAACTATGAAAAATTCAAAAGAGACAGGATTAAGTCTTATAATAACAAACATGTATGACTTATGCAGATTTCTTAGTAAAGAAAGTCTTGTATGGGAACATCATGATATTGTGGATTATGAGATTGTTCCGCTTAAAGGAATTTCTGGTGAACCAATTGTAAGAATTGACTTTACTTATAATGATTTTGACGACTAAAACAAAAGACCTTAGCAAGTCTATAAACTGCTAAAACTTTTCGCAATTTTTACAAACTCCTATATGAGATAAACAATCATATGTTAAATCCGCTTTATGCGGTAGAAGGAGTATTATTATGAAGAAATTTATTTTAGGTGTAATGTGTACTATAATCGCATTAGGAGCAGTTGTGGCCTTAAACACAACATTGGAAACTGAGAAAGTTGTTCGATACGGACAGCATTGGGAAGGTGACCAACTTGTAGAAAACAGTTATGCAGATAATGCAACACTCAAAGTTAAGAGTGTTAGTGTTGGAGCATACACAGTTGAGATACATGATGGTGACTTAACATTCAATGTTGGACGATAGAACACAAGGTTGGGTGAGCCTTTAATTCACCCTTTCTTTTTTTTCGCATTATATTCAGGTTTATATATGGAAATAAGAAAGCATTAAGGAGGTAAATATTATGCAGAGTATTATGTTAATTATTGGAGGATTAGTATTAGCAGCAATTATTGTTATAATGACTAAGGGTATTTCTATCGATGAAGATACGAAATGGACCAAAGAAAAAGTAGCAATTATAGTAGCTGTACTAATGGTCTTTACAGTAGTAGCAACAATGATGGTACAAACTGGATTAATGTATTTAATAGGTTAATTTCCAAGACCTTAGCAAGTCTTTAAACTGCTAAACTTTTTCGCATTATATTCAGGTGAATATATAGGAGGTGATTCAATTATGGAAACTACTGAACAAAGATTGGATTTTTTAGAGAAGGCAACAATCAAACAGAACGACATTATGATTAACATAAATAATCATATATTAGAGTTGCTCAATAATGATTCCGAGATATGGAATAAGATTGGCGAGAACGATAAATGGTATGTTGATCAATTATTGACGTTGACTAGGATTGTTGTGGAGCTCGCTGAAAAATCTACTAAACAGAATGAGAGAATCGCAGAACTTGAGAAAATTATAAAGGAGAATAATGTCTAGATTTTCTAGGCATTACCCTTTTTCGCATTATATTCAGCTTTTTATATGGAAAACCATATAAGGAGGTAAATAAATATG